TAAAAACAAAGAAGATGAATAACCCATTTAGAAAAGATGAATTAGAACAAATGTTAGAGTTCATTAAAGAGAATCCCCAAGTATTGAATCCAATAGGTGCAGGAGGTAAGATTACATCAAGTCCATTAGTGCAATACATATTAGAAAGATTGCATGGATTAAACCAAAACAAAGATGAGTGAAAAATTATATACTATAATAACAAATTTATTTTATACAGGGTTAACTATAGGGTTATTGATGTTAATTTGGTTTGGATGTCGTGAGATTATTTATGACCTTATTCCAAATAATTATCTTAGATCAACTTGTACTTTTCTATTATTTATATTAATAACTAATAAATGGTATCCCTGGATAAAAAATAAGTAAGGAGCTGTCTTTACAAAACCATATAAAAGTAAACAGATTTGTTTACAAAATCAATAGCTACTCCAGTAACAAAAGATACTAAGTAGTTGTAGAAATTGCTACTATAGTGCTTTATACTACACTTTTAGGGGTAAAAAGCATTTTAAAGGGGTAAAAAGCATTTAGTAGTGCAATTGAAAAAACTAAACCAAAACAAAGATGGACATAAATGAACTAAGGCTTGAGGTACTTGAACAAATACTCAACATACTAGATGAATCAATATTAGAAGAAATTATAAAAATAATTGAGGAGCATGAAGATAAGTAAGCACAGTATAGTAGGACAGTTTCATGTGTTACCTTACATTAAGATAACGTATGACAGAACTCTTAACGGAGAGTATGAATTTATAGTTGGGTGGATGAGTGTAGGAATATCATTATCATATAAAGCAAAACAAGGATGAATGTGTTAAACCTATAAAGCAAAAAAAATGACTGAACAAGAATTAGAAGAATTTCAATTAATATCCACACACCCGATCAAGAAATCAGACTTAGGGTTTCATGGAAAACTTTTTGGTGGTAAACTATTAGCGTGGTTAGATGCAGCAGGAGCAGCATTCGCAGCTCAAGTATGTGATACCCCAAGAATGGTTACAATAAAGATAGATGAATGTTTGTTTAAAAAAGCATCCAAAGAAGGTCAACTACTAAAAATCTATGGTAAAGTATACGAGTTTGGAACTACATCTGTAACTCTATTATTAGAGTGTAGAGCACATAGCGTATATACAGGAAAACAAACATCAGTATTAACAACTAACATAAAGTTTGTTAGAGTAGATGGTGATGGCGATGCTATACCTATATCAGAAAGAGTTAAAAATAAATTAAACCAAAACAAAAATGACTGAACAAGAATTAATATCACTAGGCTTTGAAAAGCATATAGAAGAAGATGAAGAAAGCCCATACTATTATTATACATTGAATATAGTAGAAGGCTTGTATGGCATCACAGATGCTGATGATGAAATTAAGAATGATGAGTGGTCTATAGAATTATCCTTTGACTGTAACCCAAGAATAAAGTTCAGGGATGTTAAGTCACTGACTGAGCTAATTAATTTATTAAACCAAAACAAAGAAGATGAAAGATAAAAGAAAAGAAATAAAAGTAGATCATCCAGAGTTTGGACATGTGATATTTCACGGAGCAACTGCTAGACAAATGGAAGTATTAGAAAATCTTAAAAATACATGTGCCATAGCAGATGATATAATAGCTCAGAACAAGATGTTGGCAGATATGATTATAAATAAAGATAAAGAAATAGAAAAGTGGAAGGAAGAGTTAAAAAAATTAAAAAAATCAGGAGAAAATCCTTATATTGATTATCTAACCTGATTAGTGTGAAAAAGAATGACAACATAGATGAGCTCATAAATAGATATATGAGAATAAAAAGAAAAAAATTTTTAAAAAAGTTTAAAATAAAAGTATTAATTAAAAAATGAAATATTTAAAGAAATTATTAAAAATATTATACATTACAGTTGGATTAATTACTATTATTTCTTTAATAATAATTATCCCACATTATATTTCAATAAATTCTCATAGTTCTTCAACAGAAGCAGAATTTTATTTATCAGATAACGGAAGACATATTGACATTATACTATATGAAGAAGGACGTTATAAAGCATATGGTTGGGGATCAAAAATCTTTTTTACAGAGGTTGAGACTTGGGATGATTTAACATGCGGAATTGCATTCAAAGCTTTATTTACAGAACCGGAAAGTTTAATGCGTGTAATAGATTCTTATAGAATAAATACAAATTGGGTAAAAGTTAATTGCTCTAAAAAACAATATTTAATTGTAAAAGAAGAAATCAATAATTCATTTTTTAATGATAAAGAATTTAATTCTAACCCTATATTAAAATATAACAATACTAAATTTTATAAAGCTAAAGGATCTTATAATGCATTAAATACTTGTAATACATGGGTAAATAATATTCTTGATAAAGCTGAATTAAAATGTGTTTTATACACCTTAACAAGTGGAGCAATAATAGATTTATATGAAGGATAACATTTTTATAAAGCTCTCCGTCAAAGATGGAAAGCTTAGTTTTCCAATGAAAGCTCAAGAAACTAAATTAAATACATTTCTTAAAAATTTACCAAATGATGCAAAATTAGAAATGTTTATAGGAGTTACTACAGATAAAGGTAGTAATCCACAATTAGCAAGAATTCATGCTATGATTAGACAATTAGCAAATGATATTGGATATACATTTGAAGAAATTAAATTACAAGTAAAAAGAACAGCGGGATTATGCTTTACAAGAAATAATACAGAATATTGCAAATCTTTTGCAGATTGTGATAAAGATGATTTAAATCTAGCTATACAAGCTTGTATTGAAATAGGTGATTTTAGTGGAGTCCAATTAAGATGATTGTTGTTCTTTGATGGATTCTTCTATTCTTTCATTTATTTCATTTATTTTATCAGCATCTTGCTTAAATGTAGCAGTCATTAATTCATCAACTAAATCTTGATCAAGTGTAGCTTCATTTTTGGTATTAAATCCCATTTGATAAGCTCTTGCTTTAAGCATTTGTTGTAATGAAAATATTGTAAATAAATGCATTTCAATTTCAGACCAAGGATCTGCTTCTAAATCCGCTTCACCTAATACGTATTTTTCAAATTTAGCAAATATAAGTGGAGATTCTCCGGGATTATCCAATCTCATAATATGATACATCATTAATTGCTCCAATGCAAAAATATAAGAAGATCCAATACTTAATTCAGTAAGCATTTTAGTATAGTCTATAGTATCGTGTAATGCAACTCTTTCTTTTTTTTCTTTATCAGCCATAATAATTATTTTAATAGTCAAATTTATGAATAAAAATGAGATAAACATACCAAATATAAAAAAAATGTTGTGTGATGGGTTAAAAACATCAGGTTGGATGTTTTTATTAGAACCAATTATAAATAGTGATAGATTTGATGAAGTTATATATTTTCTTAAAACAGAAGTAAAAAATAACAAAAGATTTACACCTAAAATAAAAGATATATTTAAAGCATTTGAAGAATGTCCTTATAATAAATTAAAAACAATATTTATAAGTCAAGATCCTTATCCAGAATTAGGAGTAGCTGATGGCATTGCCTTTAGTTGTTCTAAGACAAAAACAATACAACCTCCATTACGCTATATATTTAAAGAATTAAATGGAAGTCAATGGGATAGTCTTAATCCAGATCTTAAAAGATGGTCTAATCAAGGAGTTTTATTGCTTAATACTGCGCTTACTGTTCAAATAGGTAAAATAGGAAGTCATCATGATTTATGGAAGCCTATAATTAAATTAATATTAAGTGAGATAAATGATGATCTTGATGGAATACCTGTAGTATTGTTTGGTGTTAAAGCTGAAGAATGGCATTTAAGACTCCATAATCAAAAAATATTTAAAATACCACATCCTGCATCTGCTGCATATAATGGTGGAAAATGGGATTGTGATAATATATTTTATAAAATAAATGTGATATTACAAGAGCAAAACAGAAGTCCTATTCTTTGGTAAAGAATGTTATAATTTGTATATTTACAAACTTAAATCAATATGATTAAACTAAAAGAAAGTCAAAAAATAAAATTAACTTCTCAAGAACAAGTTGAATTAGAAATTTCTAATTTTAGAAGTAAAATGTTCAATATACACAATGTTAAATTATATGTAGTTTCTGTACCGGTTAATCCAAATCAAAATAGAATTATATCATTAAAAGAATTATGGGCTTTATTAATTGAAGTTGTAGCAGAAAATGATCCTGAATATCTAGAATATACTTTTTTACAAAAAAAAACTAGAAAGAGAACATGGATAACTTATATGCATGCATTTTCTCATATAGCTAATAAAGAATTAAACTTTGGGCCCACGCTTATTGGTGAATTTTTACACAAAAATCATGCTACTGCTATAAATTCAATTAATAGATCAGAAGCTTATATTTGGAGTAATGATGAAACTTTTATGACTGGATATAACTTATTACTTAATAAATTAAAAGATTATGTGGGAACTATTCCAAAAAATACAGAAATATAAAATAACACCAGATCAATGCTTAATATTATTTGCATTTAATGAAGATATCACGCCTTTAAATTGTGGAGCTGCTGATTTATCAGCTTTATTTGAAGAAGGATATATACATGAAGATAAATCTATAACTCCAGAAGGTAAAAAAATTATTGTTACACTTGATAATTACTTCCTTATAAATAAGAAAAAGACCAATGCTCAATTATTGGGTAAAAGTGGTAAATTAAATATTAGTCAATACAGGGAAATATTTCCTGCAATTAAATTACCATCTGGGGTCCCAGCTAGAAACAATGTAAAAATACTAACTGAAAATTTTAGATGGTTTTTTGCAGAATATGATTATACCTGGGAAGATGTTATAAAAGCAGCTAAAATGTATGTAAATGAATATAGAGATAAAGAGTATATGTATATGCAGAATAGTCAATATTTCATTTCTAAACAAGATAAGCATAAAGTAAAGACATCAAAACTTGCAGATTACTGTGATATGATTAAAGATGGAGTTACTACAGAAGAAGATTATTTTAAAGAAAAAATAGTATGAGTGATAAACAAGCCTGGAATGGTCAATACAGTGCTTTTAATGAAGCATTGCAATATATGATGAAAAGACAGACTGGAGAAGAAAAGTCTATATATACACCTTGGCCAAAGTTTAATGATGCTACTACAGATGGATTAGAGTGGAATACTCTTACTGTAATTGGCGGAAGACCTGGCTCAGGTAAAACTTTAATTAAAGATCAGATTATAAGAGAATCATTTGATTTAAATCCCAATGATGATTTTAGAGTTTTAGAATTTCAATTTGAAATGGTTGGAAGAACTTCAGCAATTAGAGAATTTAGTTCTTTAACAGGAAAAACTTATAAAGAACTTTGTAGTGCAGGTAGTGTAGTATCAAGCGATACTATCAACAATTGCCATCAATATGCAAAAGAAAGAGTGAAGCATCCGGTTGATATAATTAGTACTCCTATGACAGTTAATCAAATGAGAGATCAATTAGATATGTATATGAACTTTCATAAAGGTAAAAAGACTATGGTAACGTTAGATCATACAATACTTGTAAAGAGAGCTCCATATCAAAATAATAGATTAGACATGCTATTTGAGTTAGGTGAGTTTTTTACTCAAGCTAAAAGAGATTACCCTTGTTTATTTATTGCATTATCTCAGCTTAATAGGAATATTGATAATCCTGATAGAGCTGTAGATGGTAAATATGGTAACTACGTTCTTGAATCAGATATATTTGGTTCAGATGCAATGTTACAACATGCTGATACATTAATTGGTATAAACAGACCTGCAAAACAAAAAATTAGATTTTATGGGCCTGATAGATATATAATAAAAGATGATAGAACTCTTGTATTACACTTTCTTAAAGCAAGAAATGGAGATGCAAGAATGAGTTTTTTTAGAGGTGAATTTGAAAAAATGCAAATAGCTGAAATGAAAACACCAGACCAACAAGATAGAAGATGATAAGTACTAAAAATAAAAAAAATATAACAAATGCAAATATGACACCAACTGAAAGAAAAGAAAAAGTTGCAAAATTAAGAAAAGAGCATGAAGAGTATTTTCAAACTATTGATGAAACTGATGCTTTATATATACCAAAAATGGCATATAGACCATCGGGCAAAGATGATTTGCATATATCCTTTTTTCCTAGTGAACTAGAAAAAGGCGGTGAAATATATACAGAATTTGTAAGCATAGCATATGACTCTGAAGATCCAAAAAGAACTTTATACCTATATAAGTATAATCCTCATTGGAAAGAAGAATATGAGCTTGTAACTAGTAACTCAGGATTTGAAAGACATCTTATTCCAGTAAATGAATTAAGGATAATAAATGATGTTACATCAAGAGGTAAGGTAGCCTCTATTTTAAAAATAGATGATTTGCCAAATCCGGATGATATTATTGAAGGTAACCAAGAATGGTTAAAAAGAATAGCAATAGCATTAGAATCAATAGCAAAATCAATAAATAAATAAATATGGCGCAAAGCACATTAGTAATAGCAGAGTCAGGCTCTGGTAAATCTACATCAGGTAGAACTTTAGATTCAAAAGAAACTTTTTGGATTAATATAGCAAACAAACCTTTACCATTTAAGGGTTGGAGAAAAGATTATACGTTAATTAGCAAAGATAATCCTAAAGGTAATATGACAAATGCGTCATCAGCTGCTGGAATTATAAAAGCTATTCAACATGTTAATGATAAAATGCCTCATATAACTAATTTAGTTGTAGATGATTGGCAATATATGTCCGCTTTTGAGTATTTTGATAAAGCAAATGAAAAAGGATATGATAAATTTACCTCAATAGCTTCTAACCTAGCCCAGGTAGCAAAAATGCCAAAAGACTTGAGAGATGATTTATATATATTTTTTCTAACTCATTCAGAAGAATCAACTGATATGAATGGTCGTAGAAGAGTAAAAGCAAAAACTGTTGGTAAAATGATAGATAATGCTTTAACTTTGGAAGGATTATTCTCCATTGTGTTATTTGGTAAAGTTATTAAAGATGATGATGGTGTATTACAATATGGATTTGAAACACAAACTGACGGGAACAACACTTGTAAATCTCCTATGGGTATGTTTGAAGAATCCTTTATAGAAAATGATTTACAATATGTAAAAGATTGTATAATCAAATATGAACAATAAATAAATAATTAATTAATCAAAAAAAGAAAGTATGCTAAATACAAAAGACATGAGTGCCGGATCAGGCAAAACAAGACCTGTAATTACTGTAGGTAATCAAAAAGTTAAAATTAATAAAATTACTTTTGATCAAACACCATATGATAAAGATTCATATAATGTTGTATTACATGTAGAAAGTGAGCCAGTAACTGGTGAATTTGATGGATTTTTAGTAGACTCTACAGATCAAAATGGACCTAGATATAAAGGCCAAGTTGGAAGAGTAAGATTAAGTCCATTTGCATATAAAGATGCAACATTACCTAGTGGTAGAGAAATCACAAGAGATCAAGAAGTATTAAAAGGTATGATTTTTTTATCTGAAGTTTTAGGTAAAAGAGATGATCTTGATAATATTGAAGCAGATACTATTGAAGAATTCATGGTTTCTGCTAATAGTCTATTATCTGGAGATACATATATCAATGCTTGTATTGGAGGTAGAGAATGGGAAAATAAAGAAGGGTATATTAACTTTGATTTATTCTTACCAAGAAACTCTAAAGATGGTGTAGCCCTGGAATCATTAGATAATGATAATAGTAGATTATATACATTTTCTAAATCAGATCACGTTCGTGAGTTAAAAGGTAAAGCTGCTACTGCAGGAACTTTTGAGCCTGTTAAAGCGGCTAAAGGAGATGATTTTGATCTTTAATATTTAAAATTAAGACATCTTTTTTAGGTTATGGTCTATAACTATCAATCTTTTTATTAATATTTAAAAATCAACACATGAAAAAGTTATTTTTTAGTTTATTTGCACTTTGTGCACTTTATTCTTGTAATGATTCAGATACACATGAAGCTACATCTGATGCTGCACCAGCAGTAGAAGAAATTGCAGAAGTTGTAGTTGAAGAAGCTGTTATTGAAGTTGTAATTGAAGAATCAGCTGATGCTGTTTCTCCAGACGCTGAAGTAGTTGCAGAAAAAGAGTAAAAATCTAAAAGGGATAGACATATAAAATTGTCTATTCCTTTTTTTTTAAATTTATAATATGATAAATACTAAAAACTTAGTTGTAAGAGAATCAGATATTCCAAGTTATTGGGTTTTTCAGTATTATCTCAATATAGAGGAATCTCTCACTGGTCAAGATTTAAAAATAACATCTCCGTGGAATCCAATTGAAAAAACTCCTAGTATGTGCATATATGTAGATACGCAAAAGCAATGTTATATGTTTAAAGATTTTTCAACTGGTACTGGAGGAAATAAAATTAATTTAATTCAAAAGTTATTTAATTTAAATTATTCAGATTCTATAGAAAAAATGATCAAAGACTATAATGTCTTTATAAAGAGTAACACAATAGATGTATCTTTTAAAGTGGCTGCTAAATGGGAAATTGAATTAATAAAAACAAGAGACTGGAATCAAATAGATGTAAAATATTGGCTTCAATATAGAATAGGTAAAACTATGCTTGAAAAATATAATGTAGCTCCTATTGAATATTACAATATGATTAAACAGGATGATGATAAATTAAATAAAATAAAAATTCAATCATCTTCAATGTATGGGTATTATAATAAGTCTGGTGAATTATATAAAATTTACCAACCGTTTAATAAAAAACATAAGTTTCATAAAGTAGCATCTCATATTCAAGGTATAGATCAATTACAATATAATAAACCTTATTTAATAATAACATCATCTTTAAAAGATATAATGTGTTTAGATGAATTTGGATATAATGTAGAGTTAATTGCTCCAGACAGTGAAAATACAATGATAAAACCTCATATAATTGAAAATTTGAAAAATAAATATAAAAAAGTAATAACACTTTTTGATAATGATACAGCAGGAAAAAATGCTATAGATAAATATAAAGAATTATATAATCTAGATGGCACAACAATTAGCTTAAGCAAAGATCCTTCAGATGCTGTTAAAAATTATGGATGGGAAAAAGTCCATGATGAATTAAAATCTCTTCTTAAGAAGACTATACACAAATAATATGGCAAAAGAAAAAAAATGGTTTATACCAGGGAATGTTCCGTCTAGTAAAAATGGAAGACGTTGGACAGGCAAGTACTTTATAGCAAGTAAATCTACTATGAAATATAGAAAAGATACTAAATCTTTTTTTGAAAAATATGCTCCAGAATTTAAAGAAGAATTAAAAAAGCATACACTACCTGTTAAAGTCTCTTTTACTTTCATTAGAGGCAGCAAACATAAGTTTGATTATATTAATCCAGCTCAAACAACCCAAGATGATATGGTCACATATAATTGGATTGAAGATGATAATATGGAAAATATAATACCTGTATTTGAACCTTACTTATATGATAAAGTAAATCCCGGTGTAGAAATTAAAATTATTAAATCTTGACAAGTGAAGTAAAAAATGAATTAGATATTGATCTTAAAACATTTAAGAGATTACTAAAAATGATTGAATCAACTATTGAAGATAGAGATTTAGCATACGTGACTATAAAAAATATGAATATGACGGACATATATCATATGTTATTTTTAAAACTTTTATTTTTTACTGAAAGAGTATCTTATAGTGCATACTTTGATTTACCATATAATACTGAAACTTGGGAAAGTTTAACAACACATAATATAGTTAGAAATATAAGTAAAGATAAAAGTGCTTATAAAAATAATTACAAATTAATTTATAAAAAATTAATATATAATCCGAGCTTTCATCCTAATATAGATGACATAAACAAAAACAATAAAAAATGGTAGCAGACTTAGTTTCAAAAACAAGTAAAAACTTAATATTTGAAGAGCCCTTTTACGGGCTTTTTTTAGTTGGATTAAATAAATCCTTCACAGATAAAATTCCTACAGCTGGTGTCAGCAAGAATGGAATAGGCGTACAATTAACAGTAAATCCTGATTTTTTTAATTCTTTAAGTGAAAGACATAGAGTTGGTTTATTAAAACATGAATTACTTCATATAAGTTTTGGGCATTTAATTATGCGAGATATGTACAGTGATCATAAACTATTTAATATAGCAGCTGATTTAGAAATTAATCAATACATAGATAGTTCAGATCTTCCAGAAGGCGGATTAACATTTGATTCTTTTCCTGAAATAAACTTTCCTTGTAGAGCTGGAACTAAAGTATATTATAAAATGTTAGAAGAGGCCCGTCAAGATGGTTCTTGTCCAGCTTTAGATTCACTTTTAGATGAAATGGATGGTAATTCTCCATATTGTCATCCTACTTGGGATGATTTTGAGGATATCCCTGAAGCTGAAAAAAAGTTAATTCAAAAACAGATTGATCATCAAGTCAAAGAAAATGCTGACACAACAGAAAAAAGATGTGGTAGCATACCTGGAGAGTTAGCAGATCTTATTCAAAGACTAAGACATGTTGAACCTGCAAAATTTGATTGGAAAGGATATTTACGCAGATTTGTTGGAAACTCTTCTATTGTTTTTACAAAGAAGATCAGACGGAAGTATAACAAAAGATATTCAGGTAGCCCTGGTCTTAAAATTAAATTTAAAAATCACATATGTGTTGGTGTAGATACATCAGGTTCTGTAAGTCAAAATGAATTAAAAGAATTTTTTAGTGAATTGACTCACATGCATAAAACTGGACATAAAATTACAATTGTTCAATGTGATACAAAAATAAACTCAGTTAAGGATTTTAATCCTAAACAAGATTGGGAAATACATGGTAGAGGTGGGACAATATTCCAACCTGTTATAGACCATTATAATGAGTTTGGAAGATATACAGCTCTCATCTATTTTACAGATGGAGAAGCAGGAACTCCAGACAAATGTCCAAATAATACTTTATGGGTGCATAGTTCTGCATGCAGTATAAATGATGAATTACCAGGACAAAAAATACAATTAAACTAAAAACAAATTAATAAAAAAACAATTATGGCACAAGTAAATTTAAACATTGACGACCTAAAAGGATTTATGGGTCACATTATTAATAACAATAGATTTTTACAAAAAGAAGGAAAGCTTCCTGTCTCAATAGAAGTATTGGGTGAATCTGGAATTGGAAAAACATCTACAGTTAAAGAAATAGCTGAAGAACATGATTTAGATTTTGTAAAATTAAATTTAGCTCAAATTGAAGAGCTTGGTGATTTAGTTGGATTTCCAACAAGACAATTTCAAATGTATAAAGAGCAAGTTGTAAAAGTTGGTAAATCTGATGATATACAATATTCATCTCAAGCAGCTGCTTCTGAAGATTTAACAAAAATGTCACAAAATACTGTTACAAAAAAAGTTGGCCAATGGGTTAATGAACTTGCTGTAGCTGACTATTTAAAAAATGGTTATAAGATGACAGGTAAGAATAGAATGTCTTATTGTGCACCAGAATGGATTGCTGATAAAAAAGCCGGTGGTATTTTATTATTAGATGATTGGAACCGTGCAGATGTTAGATTTATTCAAGCATGTATGGAGTTAGTTGACAGACAAACATATATTTCATGGTCTCTTCCTAAAGATTGGCATATTGTATTAACAGCAAATCCAGATACTGGAGATTATATGGTTAATTCAGTTGATTCAGCACAAAAAACAAGATACATAACAGCTAATCTTCAATTTGATGTAGATGTATGGGCTCGTTGGGCAGAAGAAGCTGGGATAGATTCAAGATGTATTAACTTTTTATTATTACATCCTGAGCTTGTAACACAAGAAACAAATGCAAGAGCAATTACTACATTCTTTAATTCAATATCAAGTTTTGAAAATTTTGAAGATAATTTACCATACATTCAAATGATTGGTGAAGGATCTGTAGGTGATGAATTTGCATCAATGTTTACAGTTTTTATTAATAATAAGTTAGATAAACTTGTTACTCCAAAAGATCTATTAACTCATGATAATGAGTCTTATATTCTTGGTGAGTTAACAGGATGTGTAGGTAAAGATGATAATTATCGTGCAGACATTGCGTCAACATTAGCTACAAGATTAGCTAATTATTCAGTTGTTTATTCTAAAGAAAATACAATTACACAAAAGATCACTGATAGATTAGAAGCTCTTTGTACAAAAGATTATTTTACTAATGATCTTAAGTACTTAGTTGTAAGAACTATTTTCAACGGAAACAAGCAAAAATTTAATAAATTGATGATGAAACCAGAAATTATCAAGATGACAATAAAATAATATGGCAAATAAATCAGTATATCAAGAATACAATTTAGATGCACTTATTCACTTTGGATTGGAGGATGAGCCTATGTTTGGGCTCATCACTTCAAATCAAGTTGATGACGTGCTTATAACCCAAGATGTAACTACATATAATAAAATAAAAGATATTTTAGCAGGATCTACATTAACTTCTACTAATTTTCAATCTTATAAAAGAGCATTTATTCTACCTAAATGCCCCATATCTCAAGACAGAATTAAAGCTGCTTGTAAAGAACATAAAATAACCATTACCAATGATTATGAAGCGGCTGATTTTATAATTACACATGATGACTTTTATGAACTATTTCAACACGGTGAAAAAATTAAAATTCAAACTGTGATGTATACTTTATGGAATTATGAAGCTATGGATTCAAGTAATGGTAGAATTAATATAGTTGAAACCCATGATAAATCTGTAATATATGATGAAAAATGGACTGAACATACAAACTCTTATCATTGCAATGTAACTGATTCATTAATGGATGAATGTGGTATTCCAGGTCTTGCTATAAATTTAGCATATTTAATAGAAGCTGGTCAATTGCAAACTTTAGATTCAGAAACATTATTGCATTCTTCAGCAAATCTAATTGATCTTACTGAAGAATTGGTTAATGATTTAGAACATTGGTTAGATTCATCAGATAATGATAACATAAGTCTTGCTGGTAAAATTTTACCAACAATAAATTATACAAAACATCCTCATTTAGTATGGCATTTAGCTCAAAAAATAGGAGGTAGAATGTATAGTTTTAAAAGAGATAAAGATGTTCAATATTGGATGGACGCTGCAGATATAAATAGTCTTTATCGTACAGAAGCTCAAGAAATGGTTTTAAAGCTTGAAGAAGAAAAAAAACTTGATTCAGCATCATTTAGGTTTCTTGAAAAAATAATACGTCAAGAAATCTCCATACATAATAGAGAGTTATATACATTTAAAGTAAGTGTAAAAAAAGAATATCAAAAATATTTAAAATGAATGAACTAAAAAAAGTATATGTAATATCAATAACTATAAATAAAGAAACTACAGCTGATTTAGGTACTGGAGATTCTATTCTTTTATTAGATAGTTTGTCATATAGTACAGAATGGTTGAGAAATAACTGGCATGTAAAAAGTGAAGTTAATTATGATTTACAAGGTGTAGAGTGTTTATATGTAAATCCAGCTTCAGGAAATCATAAGGAGGATCTTTCTGTTATATCTGATAAAGCATTAAATATAACAGGTGCAGATATCCAAGATAAATTATTATACAGGTATCCAGATTTAACTTTACCAAGATCAAAAGTAGATTTATTAAAAGATAAGTATAATGTTAAAATTATAAGAGATAGAACAAAAGCTGATTATAAGATTATATCTAAAAAATATATAAATAATATGTTTCATGGTGGATGGCAATCTGTATATACTAAAAAAGCAATCAATCATTATGTTACTGATCTTAATGAGCATTTAGATTCACAAGCTAAAGCTTCATTAGAAAATTTTTTAAATAAAATTTCAGAAGATTCTTATTTTCATATATCTATTAATTATAATTGGAGTGATAATTTTGATACATTAAAGAGGGTAACTAAAGTGAGTAATATAAGTGATATAGATGTTATTAGTCGTCCTTTATATTTAACAGATGCTGTTGCATTTAAAAGTATGAGTGACAGCAATAATTTAGTTATGGATTCTCATATTTCAAAAATATGCTCTGAGGATTCTGTAGTATTAACAGAAGATCAATATAAATCTTTAAACTCTATGTTTAAATCTAAAGATATAGATAATATGGCTGTAGGCTTAGAAATGTTAGCAAACTGTAATATAGAAAAGTCTTTAGATAAAGCTGCATTATTATATTTTAAACATGCTTATTATTTAAGAAATGCTAAGAATTGGAATACTGTAAATGTTAAAACATTAAGATCTAGATTAGAGAAAGCAGGTACAAAAGATGATTATAATAGAGGAATGTATCCATATGAAAGACTGTTTAGATATTTAAAAGAAAATGATGCAATAACAGAATTTGCATATAAAGCAACAATTGTTGATATTTCTGAAACAGTATTTGCAGATATAGGATTAACTAAAAGTGATATTTTTAAATTAGATATATCAGATATCAAACTTTCAAAAGAATTTGCTGTAAAAGAAGTTGATCCTAATCAACTAAGCTTTGGAGAACTTTTGGCTGATGTACAACTTTAAGGGTAGCCATAATTGATTGTTATTGGATGTGTGCAGAAATGTACACATCCACCCTTATGTTACCGTAACAAATAGGATAAACATTAAATATCAATAATATGACAGTACACTTAAAATCAAAAATTATTAAAAATGCAATTATGAATGATCAAATAAAATCATTTTCAAAAAAAATCTATAAAAAAGATAGTAAAGGAAAAGTGCGTGTATTACACGTTTATAATAAAGGTGCTGATGTAATTCAAAATTCTGGAGTACACGGTAGTGAAAATATGATTAATCATGTTCATACTTGTGAAGGAAAAAATACTGGTAAATCTAATGAAACAACGCCTGAACAGCAAGCTATATTAGAAGCAACATCTAAAATTAAAAATAAAATGACTCAGGGTTATTTTAAAACAATTGAAGAAGCTGAAAATAATGTAGTAATTCTACCTATGTTGGCTAAAGATTATAAAAAAGAATCTCATAAAATTAAGTTTCCATGCGTTATTCAACCAAAATTAGATGGAATGAGGGCTTTATACAATAAAAAGTCAGGATTTATATCAAGAAAAGGAAAATCTATAGATACAATGAAACACATTGAAGATGCTCTTCCAAATGTTTCACAGGAACTAAATGATAATTATTTAGATGGTGAATTGTATGTACACGGTGAGTCATTTCAAGAAAACATGAGGCTTATTAAAAAAGACCGTGGTGAAGAGACTGAAAAAGTAAAGTTTTGCGTGTATGACATTGTGTTAGATATTCCTTTTATAGAAAGATTTAAAATCCTTAAAAGTTTAGCCAGTTATGTAGATGCTATTGAATTAGTCAAAACATATGTTGTAGCTGATGAAGAAGCCTTAAAACGTTTACATGGTGAATTTATATCTCAAGGATATGAAGGAACAATTGTAAGACACAGTGATGCTGGATATGCTATTAATAAAAGAGATAGTCAATTATTAAAATATAAAGATTTTATAGATATTTCTTGTAATGTAATAGATGTACTACCTTCAGATAAGAATCCAGAACAAGGTGTAGTGCACTGTGAAAATGATAAAGGTACATTTGGTTGTGGAATGAAGTTTTCTCATGCTGAACGTGAGGAGATATTAATTAATAAAGCTGATTACATTGGTAAAACTGCAGAGATAAGATTCTTTGAATATAGTGAAGATGGTATACCAAGATTTCCAGTGTGCCACGGATTTAGATTAGATAAATAATTATGATAAACTTAAAAAAAGAAGAAGAATTCTATGCTAAAGATTTTAATTTTAGCTATTCTTCTATTAACAAATTAAAATTTTCACCCTCTTTATTCTATAAAGATTATATATTACAAGATCGTGAGATTCAAACTGAAAAGCATCTTATTGAAGGCAAGCTTGTGCATTGTCTTTTATTTGAACCTGAAAATCTTAAAGACAAGTTTAATGTTGTGCCTGGGAAGAATCCTAGTGATAATATTAGAAAAGTAATGAAAGATATGGTGCTTTATACAGATGAAAAGGATTTAGATAACATTGATGATCATATAATTCTTGATTCATTAAAACATATGGATCTATATCAATCTCTTAAAACAGATGAATCTAGAATAGCTAAAATAAGAGTTGTAGATTTTAAACCTTATTGGGAATTTCTAAATAATAAAGTCATTGATGTTGTTGATAATGATACCCTAGAACGATGTAAACGTCAAGTAGAGTGTTTAGAATCCAATAAAGATGTAATGCATTTATTTAGAAGTGATCCAAAAAGTGATTTTGAATTAGATAATGTTACTACATATGCAGAAAAATATCTGCAATGTGATTTACAAAATTATAAATTTGGCTTACACGGATACATAGATTACTTTAAAGTAAATGATGAGACCGGTCAAGTTATTATTTGTGATTTAAAAACTACTGGTAAAACTATATCTGATTTTACAGAAACTATTGAGTTTTATAATTATTGGCTGCAAGCCGCTATTTATTATAAATTAGTATATGAATATATTAAATTGAATAAAACTTCAAAAAGTTATGAATATTTGTTTAAATTTGTAGTCATAGATAAATATAATCAAGTATATGTATTTGATGTTTCTGAATCTACCATGCATAGCTGGGGACAAGGGTTGAAAGCAACTTTAGATGAAGTAAATGTACATTATACTAGAAAAGATTATAGTTTACCTTATAAGTTTTTAAAACCTAATAAATTTATACTATAATATGATAAGTGCTTATACACATTATTTTCAAAAATCAAAAATTTTTTTATATCCTCTTTTAGGCATTAGCAAAGGTAAAGAGTATGTCCCAATAGAAACATACATCTGTTGGGATAAGCTTTATACTGCTGAAGATTGCAAATATATATGCATCTACAATGCAAAAAAAGATAAAAAATATAAATTATTTGAAGATAATGTGTTAAAGCATCTTGATAACTATGAATTATCATTTAGCTTAAGTGAAGATAGACATGTTTATGTTTTTGATTATTCAGAACATAAGCATGATTATGAAATGTTTATTAATGGGTATTATTCAAAATTTTCTATAAACTGCAAAAATAAAATATTAAATTATTTTGGTAAAGTGGGTAAAATTAGCAGCTATATTAAAAGTTATTTAAACCCTGAAGAATACCATGAAGTATACGCTGAAGCACTTTTAGTGCATGTAGACTTAATAAGAGAAGTTTATGAAATATGCAGCATTCCTGATATAGAAAAAGAAACTTTATTTGAAAAAATACCAGATGAAGTATTGGAACTTGAAAATAAATTAATACATTTGGAAAAAACAAATCAATAAGTATGAAAAACCAAATAGGTCAAAACATGATGTTAATTTCATCAGTTTTTAGAAATGTTAAATCATTTAGTTTAATGCCAGTCAATGATGACTGCCCATATGTTGAAGCAATGTTTGATCCTAGTTCAGGAATTATTGCTGTTATAACAAAAATTAGAAAACAATCTTTCCATATGATGCCAAGATTGGATGAGAGTGGTCAACCTCAAAGGCTTAAAGTTCCTAACAAAGAAACTGGTAAAGTTCATAAAGAACAAAGAATGACTGTAGAAACTTTTTCTGAAGTTTATATTGTAGAAAAAGAAGAAATTAAGAATTTCATTAATTTATTTGCAATTAATGCTGAATCATTTGATTATGATCAATTTCTTAACATTGAAGAGAAAGAAACTAAAAAATCTCCTCTTATATTACCAACTTAGAATTTAATCTAAACTTACAAAAGAAGGCTGTTTATTCAGCCTTTTTTTTTGTCTTAAAATTAAAAATATGAATCATTATGTAATGGATTATGAAACTTTGCGTAATTGTTTTGTGGCTGTGTTTGAACATTATAAAACTTCTGAAAGGAAGATTTTTGTCATACATGATCTACAAAATGATCTTAAAGATTTCGTTGAGTTCTTAGAACACAATAAAGAAAACAAAGAGTGGCATATATCCTATAATGGTTTAGCCTTTGATGCCCAAGTCACTCACCATATAATGAATAATGCTCAATTATGGGAGAACATGTCTGGATGTGCAATAGGTGAAGCTATTTATGCATTTGCTCAAGAAACAATAGCTAGACAAAATAGAAGAGAGTTTGGAGTTTATGCACCATGGCATATGACAATAGGTCAAATTGATTTATTTAAAATGCATCATTGGGATAATCCGGCTAAAAGATCTAGCCTTAAATGGATTCAATATAGCATGGATTGGGAAAATATGCAAGAAATGCCTATTGACCATACTACACCAATTGAAACCCAAGAAGAGTTAGATATGATTATTGGTTATTGCATTAATGATGTAACTTCTACTAAAGAGATTTATAATAGATCTCAATCACAAATTAAATTACGTAAAGAGTTGACCTCTGAGTATAATATTAATTTATTTAGTGCTTCTGAACCAAAAATTGCTAAAGAGTTGTTTGCATATTTTTTAAGTAGAAAATTAAATGTAGGTGAACGTGAAATAAAACAAAGGAAAACATATAGATCTATAATTAAAGTTGAAGATTTAATACTTCCTTATATAAAGTTCACATCTCCTGTATTTCAACAGGCTTTAATAAGATTTAATTCTTTGGAGCTTGATGCAATGAGTCTTAAAGGTCAATTTAAATATAAGTTGGAACATAAAGGTGTTCATACAACTTTTGCTTTAGGTGGCATCCATGGTGCTAGAAAGAGTGGTGTATATAAATCAGATGAAGATCATATTATAATGTCTTCAGATGTTACCAGTTTCTATCCTAATTTAGTTATTAGAAACAATTGGGCACCCGCTCATTTTCCAAAAGAAGAGTTTTGTGAGCTATATGAATGGATTTTTGATGAAAGAGTGGCAATTCCAAAGTCTAATCCTATGAATTACGTATATAAGATTATACTTAATTGCATATTTGGCTTAAGTAATGAAGAGAATAGTTTCTTTTATGATCCAGAACTATGCATGCGTATAACATTGAATGGTCAATTAAGTTTGATGATGCTATATGAAATGATATGTGAAAGGATACCGGAAGCATTTGGTTTATTGCAAAATACAGATGGAGTTGAAATTAGAATTCCTAGAAATAAAAAAGATCTTTATTTAGAAATTTGTAAAGAATGGGAAGATTTAACTAAGTTAAATTTAGAACATGATACTTATGAAAAAATCATATTAGGAGATGTAAATAATTACATAGCCGTAAATGAATATAAAGAGATTGATTTAACTAACTGGAGAAAAATTAAAGAAAGTAATCCCCATTATTTATTTAAAGTAAAAGGATCACAGTTTATGTATGCTGCAGTTAAGCTTAAAGGAAGGTTTAATTTCCATGATTTAGCTCTTCATAAGAATAAGTCAAAGCTTGTAGTTCCTAAAGCAATATATAATTACTTTGTTAAAGATATTCTTCCTGAAGATTATTTAAATCAAAATAAAAATATACTTGATTACTGCATTGGAATGAAATCAAAAGGAGCTTGGAAACAAGTTTCAAGATCAATTGATGATGGTGTATACTCAGAAAAAAATCTTCAAAAAATAAATAGATATTATATATCTAAATCTGGCAAAGAAAGTGTTAAAATGATCAAAGTCAATAAAGATGATGGAAGAGAGATACAGTGTGAAGCTGGTATTTGGGAACAAGCAATATATAATAATATAAAGCTTAAGCTTAAATGGGAAGATTATAATATTAATAAAGCATACTATAGCAAAGCTATTGAATCTGAAATAAATAATATTTTATCTGCAAGCATTAATCAATTAAAATTATTTTAATGAAAGAATTAAGACATAGAATATTATCATTTATAATAATGATTTTAATATTAGCAATAACTGCATATATAATTATTGAATAAAATTTGGAATAAATTAAAATAATTTATACATTTACACTTATAAAGTTTAAAATATGAAAAGTAAAACTAATGTAGAGAAAAGTTATGTTCTCAATGCACCACTACCAAATCATGGTAGTACATACACTGTTATATCACATAAACAAGTGATAGATACAACAAAACAAATGCTGGCTAATAGCGGCTTTATTATTACACATGAATATTATAGAGCAAATGGCATGGGTCAAGTTGCTCAAGGTATATATCATATAAAATCTATACATAATCCTGAAAATTCAACAGATGCTGATTTAGGGATGATGTTTGCTTGGACAAACTCTTATGATAAGTCTATAAGGTTTCAGTGTGCATTAGGAGCTTATGTAATGGCTTGTTCTAATGGAATGGTATGCGGGGAACTTAATTATGCTAGAAAGCATACAGGGACCGCAGATCAAGAAATTAAAATGCAAATATCTAGTCAAATCAAAAATGCTCAAAAAGCATTTGATAGAATCAAAAAAGATAAAGATGCACTAAGAACAGTTACATTATCAGAAAAAGAACAAGCTGAATTATTAGGTAGAATGTTTTTTAATGAAGATTTAATCAGTGCTAGACAAATGAGTACTGTTAAAGATGAAATGGATAAGCCATCTTTTGACTATCAAGCAGATCAAGATAATGCCTGGGCTTTTTACAACCATGTAACGCATGCTTATAAAAGTGTTCATCCAAGATCTTGGTTAAGTGATACCAAAAACTTTCATGATTTTATGACAGCAAATGTATTAAAAGGTATGGGTATTATAAATACAGATACAATTAATACAAATAGCGTTGTAGATCAAAATGAAAGTGATGTTATGTTAGATTCAGAAGAAACTCCTCCTACTATGGAAGAGACTTATGACTTAGTAGAAGAACAGCAAGTTGAAGAATTTGGTGAGGCTACTGAAGAAGCTGACATGATTAAAAATGAAGAAATCATTGAAGAAAGAGAATTAGAAGATAACTCATTTGATTTTGAAATTTGATTATAATAGGCTTAATATTAAAGGCTTTTATAGCCATGGGTATTATCTATCTTATAGCTACAAGACAAGATAGATATTAAAAACATTTTCTGAAAGAAAGGTATGAAAAGAGAAACCAACCCGCTAGTTATTATGTTCTAGTGGGCTCTTTTTGTATTTCTATACCTTCTTGTTTATAGATTAGTCTTGCAAATTCATAATTAAGAAACAATTCTTCATTAGCATTTATATCTTTTATAGTATAAAAATCTAATGTTTTTTTTTCTTTATTAAATTTTGTTGTAACAGTCTTATCTTTCTTAGAATTATATATTGCGCCATAACCATATGGTATCATTATTTTATCTTTATCTATTGTAAAACTATTACAACCAATTCCTGAAATAGATTTTATTTTTTTAAAGTCTTCCGTAGAAAGAAATAAACCATGACATTCTTCTAATAAAGTATTTTTTGAAATATCATTAATAGCAAATACACCCCATCCATGAAGTATGCTTTTTCTTATTTCAATGTTTAAATTTTTTTCTAAGATCATATACCTGCTCCATCTTGATGAAAAACACCTTCTACTATTAAAGTAAATGGAGTAATTAACAAATCACCGTTTGTAGGATCATCAGTATAGTTAACATTTAAAAGAATTACATCATTTTCATAAAGAGAAGATACATCAATTTCACACAATTCTATTTCATGAGTTAAGTTTTCTAAATCACTCCATAATGTAGTTCCAATAGCACCTTCAATTACAGTTGGAACTGTACTTCCATTAATTGTTTTTACAACAACAAGAGGATCTCTTGATCCAGATGCAGATAATTCATTTGCAACTGAAAAATTTCTTCTAACTAAAGTTTTTCCTCCACTAGGATCTGCAACAAAATTATTACTACTAGTTTGTGGTAAAGTATTTATTGTTAGTGTCACAGGATCGCTTGCTAAATCAGTAAGATTGTTTTGACTTTCTTCAAAATTAAGTACACATTTTATTTTTATTGGATATGCTGTACATGTTCCTATTGGAATTGGAAATTGAATATTAATTTCATCGTTTTGTGCCATTTGTGAAAAATTAATTTCATGTGTCCAATTATCTCCTGTAGTATTTCCTACTACTTTTGCATAATTTTCTAAGTCTACTACACCCATTCCAGCAATATTACTAGACCATAGTCTACCACTTAAAGATATTGTTTTTACAAACATTCCTAAGCCAGTACCATATGGTATACCATTTTTAGAAACATTAAATGAACTATCTGTTATTTTAAATTGTTCAAATGTTGGATATGTAACACCACCTCCTTCAGGTACTATAGTTTTTATTCTTAACCAATAAGAATTTATTGCAACGCCACTTAAAGGTCCTGCTGTTGGAGTAACAGATACTGATTGCCAATTTGAATTTTCAATTATACCATAAGATCCAGTAGGTTCATAAAAAGCAGTGTTAGTTATTCCAGCTCTAACAAATTCTTGTGAATCAGATCTTAAAAAATGATTTATACTATAAGGATAACCTTCTTCACTAGAAGTACTCATAGCATTAATTGTTTTCCAACCTGTTCCATCCCAAGTTTCAATTATATAATCACCAACGTTCCCTAAAGCTCCAGTAATTGTAAATAATTCAAATCCATAAAATGGTAAAGGATTTCCAAAACCATCTTTTCTAAATGAGCCTATATATATACCATTATTTGCAACAGCTGTTTGAAACCCAAAAGAACTACCATCTTTACTTAAAGCATCTACCGTTATATCTGTTATATCGGTAGCAGTATTTGCAAGAACACAATCAGTAGCATTAAGAACAACCATTCCAGTTGTAAATGGAGCACCTTTACCAAAATGAGATTCTGTTCCTTTTTCAGAAAAACCTACTGATAGCTGATCTGCTCCAAATATATTAAAACTTGAATCAAATGTATCTGTACGTTCTTGTGTAAAATTTAAAGAAAACTCAGCCTTATTTGCAACTTCTGGATTATAAAAATAATTAGGTTGATGATTGCATGTTAATCTGTAAGTTGAATCTTCTATTCCAACTCCTGTTGCTCCAATATCCACACTAACAGCATAAGTAACATTTTCAATTCTTCCTCCAAGTAAATTAGCAATTAAATAAACACCATCTGTACTTAAGGCATTAGTACAATTAAATATATTTGCTGTAAATATTAAGGCTGTTGGATTAAAAGTAAGTCCTGAAACTCCACCTTCTATTCTAATACCATTAGTTACATTTGTAGAACCCGAATTAAATCCTATCATTTGAGCTCTACCACCAGTAGTTTGTCCTGCATTAACTGTACATAAAAGAACATTGGTTATAGCACCTCCAGATTGAGGTACATGTATGCCTTCTAAAGCTAATACACCAGAATCTACTCTTAATGCATTTAACATACCACCTCCTTCTACTCTAATATTACCACCTATTGTTTTTCCACCACCTTCTCTATTTAATGCCGTTCCAAGACCGGCTAATACACCACTCCCATAAAATGCTACATCGTATATTGAATTTGTTCCGCTTGCTTGATTGCAATTTATTGCATTAAATGCACCACTAGGAACATTAATGCTAAATCCCTGAAGATATCCTTCATCGCCAATTGTTATAACATCTTGTGTAATAACAGCTGGTGCAGGACCTATAATTGTATGTTCCCACTGTCCTGTTGATATTAAAGATATTCCAGATATGTTTAAACCTTCTTCAGGATATGTTCCTGGTCTAACAGAAATTAAATCACCGGCAATTGAAGCAGTAATTGCAGCTTCTATTGTTAAAAATGGTTTATCTCCTTTACCTCTAAGTCCTGTAGAATTATCGCCATTGGTCGCATCTACCCATAAAGTATTTCCTGTTGATATGTTTGGTAAATAACTCATAATTTATATAATAATCCAATTAGATCCAGTTGACTGTACTGTCATACTATCCCATTGTACATTTATTGTTTTTGTTAATGTTCCATCTATAAATTGCCCTGATGTTGTATCAACTGTTATAACTCCAGCACCACTATTTTTAATATTGTAAATCTTACCATTTATAAGTGCTGCTGTGGGCAAAGTTAATGTTATAGTACTTGTGCAATCAAGTGTTTGATCAGTTGATAATATAACTTGAGTAGTAGAAACAGGTCTAACAATATTGCCACCTGCAGGTGTAACCCATGTGTTATCTCCTCTTAAGAATGTAGTAGCGTCTGGTGTACCAGTAGCAGATAATGTAGCCGTAATATCAGGTACATTTACTGTACCTACATTTTGTAAATTTATAAATGTACTATTTCCTACAGTTAAACTTTTAAGAGCAATATTCCAAACATTATCTCCTCCTAAAAAAGTAGTGGTATCTTGTGTTCCTGTAGCAGATAAATCTGCAGTTACTGTAACAGCTCCATCTATTGGAGCATTAGGTGTAAGATCTATAAATGAACCATCTGTTGTAGTAACAGTTTCTACTATATTAGCAGGTAAAACTGGTATGGCTGGAAAAGGTTGAAAATCTCCAGCTCCATCTATATAATCTGTTGCAGCCCCATTATATGTAAAAGCTATAGTTCCACTAGTTGTTATTGGTACTCCACCTGCTGTAATTGCTGTTCCGCCTATTGTGGTATCAATGCTAGTAACTGAACCAGTACCGCCCGACCCATATGCATTAATTATAGTACCAGATCCATCTTTATAATAAACTATTTTATCTTGTAAATCATAAAAGTAAGTATCATTTGGAATAAGGACCCAATCTAAAGGAATCTCTGTAGTATGAGTGTAATTTACCCCTCCTGCCATATCCGTTGTTAATACTGTTACTGCCATTTTTATCTATAATTTTAATTATAAAAGTATATTACCTTGATTGTCTTGTGTATTAGTTATAAGCTGAGTTACATTAACAGTAGCAGGATTGTTACCACTATCAAGACCAAAAGCAAATGAACAATTAGAATATCTTACTTGTGCTACAACACCAATTCCTTCTATTCCAATTGCATTAGCCCCACTTGTTGTAAAAGATGAATTTAAAATATTTATTCTATTTCCAAAATTTTGATTTTTTTCAATAGTGCATGCAACAGCATTATTTAAACTTTCAGCATGAAAACTACTATTCTGAATCATCAATCTATTAGCAGCTCCATCTCCTCCAAGAGTTTGATAAATAGAACATCCAATGTCTCTACCTTTGCCATTTGCATTTAAAACAATACATTCGGAACCACCAAGCCCTGATTGATATTGACCAATAGCTATACCTGGATTATCCTGACTTTCAGAACTTCCATTTATATTAGTAGCTGTTTCTACATCAATTAATACAACACCTGCTATAAGATTTAAGCCTGGGGTTTCATTAGAATATGTTTTACCTGTAATTGATGTACAATTTCTTCCTGATATAACAACCCCTGAGCCTTTTTTAGAAATTCCAGTAATACTTGTACTTTGACAATTTCCTAAAAAAACACCATCTCCCAAATTAGCACAATACCCAAAACAATTTGAAACTTCCATGTTTGCAAATTCACTATGTATTCCAGCATGTTGTTGTGGTCCACTAGAAGAATAACCTTTACAATTGAACATGGTTCCTTCTTTAATTGCACCAAATACTTTAATTCCAGATTGGTTAATGCCTTTTCCAATGCAATCTTTTATTTCAACATAACCACTAAGCGCAATTCCTCCATAATAACCATATGCAATTACACCTTCTGTATAACACTGTGTAATTACAGCCCAAGTTTCAGTACTTATAAATTCAGTATTTTTAGAAATCAATGCAGAACTTTGAGATAGCATTTCTATACATGCAGTATTAGTTTCATCACCTAATGGTGAACCTGCTCTATATATAAGACCATTAAATAAGTTAGTTATTACTTTTTCACTATCATCAGTAAATGCACTTGATGTATCAGGATTTGTATAAAAATATGAAAATCCATTAAAATCAATATTTACTTTGTCTTTTAATATAACTGTAACACTAGTTTCAGTTACATTTGCATGTAGATGTATTGTATCAAAGGCAACTGCAGCTGCTAATGCATCAGTTACTGTAGGATAATAAGTTCTTAGACCTAAAGCATCTGATATTGACCATACTCCATATCCAGAAGATCCGGGTGTTGCAAAATCAATTGTATCAAGACCTGCAGTTATAGTTACACTATTATCTATAGAAGTTAAAGTTCTAAATTCAAGATCTTCTCCAACTTTTTGTTTAAATACTTTTGATCCACCACCAACATTAGATGCTGTATTTAATTCAGCTATGCAATTAAACTCAACAAAGTTATTGTCAAGACTTTCATTAATTATTAAATTTAAAGATAATGATTTTAACCTTCTAAAGTTTATATAACACTCATCAGTTAAAGGATCAATTGTTTTATCTCTAAATACACCAGATCCTAAACCTCCAATTGGAACATTGACAGGTAAGCATTCATTTTGCTCAACGAAGTCTTTAATCTTTATAAGCTTAACATTTTTATAAGGAATTGGAGAAGCTATTCCTTCTATTTCAGGCTCTGTATGTACACCCAATACAATAACATCTTCGGGTAAAGCTTGTGAAACATATTGCTTTCTCCTTATAAGGCTGAGTATATCCGTTAAAATATTCATTATTTACCTTGATAAGTATTTGCTGAAGGAACTGTTCCTCCCATGTTCATCTTTTTCTTATGCTTGCATCCGCAATCTTTTTTTTTTGTAGATACTCCAGGCATTGTCATATCTAAGCGTCCTTCTAAACTTGTTAAAAGTGATTGTGATTTTTTTTTCATAACTTATATATTAATATCTACAGTACATATTAAAAGATATAATGTAAATGTATGATAATTAAATTTAAAACTAGGACGTACCCAATCCCAACCTAACGCAAGTCTATCATGCGGCCAATGAAAAGAAATTTGCATAATGTATGGTCTCATTATTTATTTTTCTTTAATGCTTTTTTTTCAGCACGTTTTTCTCTCCAACTTTTTATTTTACCAACCTTTTCTACAGATCTACCTCCAAAATAAGCTCCAATCACTGTAATTAAAACAATTTCTAATAAATCAGTCCACTTATCTTCAACATTAAAGTTAATAGAGCCAGCATCAATAAAAACCATAAGCACTGTACAAAAAACAAGAAACATTAAAACCATTGGCCTAACGTTTTTACTTAACCAGCTATCACTAGCCATGTCAGATTCCCATCTTTTTGTTACATTATCATCTATTGACTGTTGTCCTTTTATTAAGAGATCTTCTAATTCATTTTTTAAAGTAGTTTTCTCTTCATTGCTAGTTACAACATTATCAATTATCTTATCAGCATTACCAAGAAGATTTCCAAATATTTTTGTTACCCAAGGCGCTGGCATAATATTTATTTTTTAGATTTAGACTTAGATTTTTTAGATTTGCCATTTGGATTAATTTCTTTTCCAGCTAAAGCATCTACAACATCCCCCATCTCATCTGCTGCTTTTTCAGCTCTAGCTTTAATTTCTTTTGCTATAGCAATGCTTCTTTCATCAACAGTTGTTAAAGACCAAAGCCATTTCCATAACATTCCAGCCCATAAAAAAAGATTTTGTAAGGATAAAGTCCATACAAAATTAATAATAAATTTTAATACTTTCATAAGTTTTTATTTTATAATATAATATACAAAAAACAGTTGACAAAACCAAAAAGAGAAACTTTAAGGTTATTTGTTTTCATGAATAGCTGTTATAATTCTCAGCTCCATTGCCTGCATTTCTGTTTTTAAATCACCAATTACCCTATCATTATTAGCACGGTTTTCTTCAACTTGCATTTTTACATCATCTATTCTTTTATGCAATGTGGTATGTCCAGCTTTTTTATCTGCTTTAACCTCTTCCATATCTGCTTTAAGATTTTTTAAAATTACAGATTGAATTTCCACCTTTCCCTTTAAACTGTACCATACAGTTAATGCGCCTACTACTGCAGATAGTAATGAAATTAATGCTTCAAAACCTATCCCAACTCCTGTAACTTCCATGTATTATTATTATGTAAATATATAAAAAGTAATAATACCTATTACTACATACTATAATATACATATAAAAAATGTATATTTATAATTAAATCAAAAAAATAAATTTATGAAGAAAAATGTTTTTAACTTGGTATTACTACCAGAAGAACCAATGCTTGGCATATTAATAGTAAACTCAAGATGTGTCATAGAAGATGATAAAATAAGTAGAGTAATTGGCTTAGAAATAGGTTTACTATTTATTAAGCTGACTTGGATAAAAATTATATAAAATATCTTGATTGTAAGTTTTATTTTACTTAAATTAAGTATAGATGAGTTAGAGAATTAATACACCATTTTCTAGAATAACTCAATCAAAATTCAATTATTAACAATAAAAATTAATTAAATGGAATTAAGCAACAAAATTCTTAGTGACATTACTGTCCACATGAAGTATGCAAGATTTATACCTGAACTCAATAGAAGAGAGACATGGAATGAACTTACAACAAGAAACAAGGAAATGCACATTAAAAAATATCCAGAATTAAAGGATCAAATTAATAAAGTGTATAAACTTGTCTATAATAAAAAAGTTCTCCCGTCAATGAGGAGTATGCAATTTGGTGGAAAACCTATTGAAATATCACCAAATAGAATATATAATTGTGCTTATTTACCAATAGATGACAAAGCGTCATTTAGTGAAGTTATGTTTTTACTACTAGGAGGAACCGGTGTAGGTTACTCAGTACAAAAACATCATGTAGAAAAACTTCCTCCTATAAATAAACCATATCCAAAAAGAAAACGTAGGTTTTTAATTGGTGATTCAATTGAAGGATGGGCTGATGCTATTAAAATTCTTATGAAGTCTTATCTTAATGGTAAAAGTTCTGGTATTGAATTTGATTATTCAGATATACGTGCTAAAGGCGCAAGACTTGTAACATCAGGTGGTAAAGCACCGGGCCCTCAACCATTGAAAGAATGTATTGTTAAATTAACAGGTATTCTAGATCAAAAAGAAGATGGTGAAAAGCTTACAACTTTAGAAGTACATGATATGATTTGTTATATTGCAGATGCAGTATTAGCAGGTGGTATTCGTAGAGCTGCACTTATTAGTTTATTTAGTGCTGATGATTTAGAAATGATTTCATGTAAATCTGGAGACTGGTGGGAATTAAATCCACAAAGAGGTAGAGCAAATAACTCTGCAGTTTTAATAAGACATAAAATTACTGAAGAGTTTTTTATGAATTTATGGAAACGTGTAGAAGCAAGTGGATCTGGAGAACCTGGATTCTATTTTAACAATGATAAAGATTGGGGTACCAATCCATGTTGTGAAATAGCTTTACGTCCTTTTCAATTTTGTAATCTATGTGAAGTTAATGTATCTAATATTGAATCACAAGAAGACTTAAATGAAAGAGTTAAGGGTGCTGCATTTATTGGTACACTTCAAGCTGGTTATACTGATTTTCATTATTTAAGAAATATCTGGAAAGAAACCACTGAAAAAGATGCGCTAATTGGCGTGTCAATGACAGGAATTGGATCTGGATCTGTTTTAACATATGATATGCCTAAAGCTGCAGATGTTGTAAAAAGAGAAAACTCTAGAGTAGCAAAGCTTATTGGAATCAATAAGTCTGCTAGAACAACAACTGTAAAACCTGCGGGCACTACATCTTTAACTTTAGGAACAAGTTCTGGTATTCATGCATGGCATAATGATTATTATATTCGTACTCTACGGGTTGGTAAGACTGAAGCTATATATGAGTATCTTTCTAAGAACATCCCAGCATTGGTAGAAGATGAGTTTTTTAGTCCTCATACCACTGCTGTTATCAGCATTCCTCAAAAAGCTCCAGAAGGAGCAATAATGAGAACTGAATCCCCATTTGCTCTTTTAGAAAGAGTTAAGAGAGTTGCAGCAGAATGGATTAAACCTGGTCATAGGACTGGTTCAAATACCCATAATGTTTCAGCCACAATATCTTTAAAAGAAGATGATTGGGACCTAGCTGGTAAATGGATGTGGGAAAATAGAGATTCTTATAATGGATTATCTGTTTTACCGCATAACGGTGGTACATATAAGCAAGCACCTTTTCAAGACATTACAAAAGAGAAGTACAATGAGATGTTAAAATATCTTAAAGAAATTGACTTATCTAAAGTAATAGAAGAAAAAGATGAAACAAACCTTACAGGTGAACTAGCCTGTGCAGGAGGTGCTTGTGAAATTCAATAGATTAATCGCTAGCTATATAAATAACGTAGATAATATCTATGTTAAAAATAAAATAAAGAGGATGTGGTAGTCCTCTTTATTTTTATTTAATAAAGAAATCATGCCTATCATTAAAATTTTCCCATTTTTTAATAGTAGATAAAATAATCATACCATCTTGCCATTCTTTAACCAACTTAAGGCTACCGGCTCTGCTTCCTCTTTGATAAACTACACTTGAATTTGACCAAAATTCATTATTAGATGAAGTAAAGTATTGATATGGAGTTTCAATAGTTGAATACAATGCTTGAGTTAATTCACCCATAGTTCTTGTAGATGCAATTGGAGATTTAACCATTTGATAAATTTGATCTCCTCCAAAAGGTGTAAATAAAATTAATTCTTTAAAAGTTCTATCTGCCTGGTATAAAGCTATATTTTTAAACTTTCTTGTAATCTCATCATCATCATCAGTATCTCCCATACTAGCAGCCATTAATTCTTTGACTACCATGGTCATCATCATAATTCCAATTTCTCCCATAGTTCTATAAAAACCAAATAACTTATCTTTTGCTCTTTGGTTATCTTGTCTACTTCCTCCTTCTATAAAACCTTGATCTTCTAAAAACCCATCTGAAAATTTATTAAATTTAAAATTTCCTTTAGCAACTTGACTAGAAGAGTAAGCTACAAATTTCCACCAACCTAAATATCTACCTTCCATCCAACCTAAGTTTTCATCAAAATATTCTCTTTGAAATCTTGCTCTTGCTGCAGGTGCAACCCATTTGTGAAATTGAGCTGCTAATTTACCAACTGTGCTAGATTGTAAAACCATTCTATCTTCAGATGAATAGTTACCGTGTATTTGTTTGTTTACTTCACGTATTTTATTTCTAAGTTTATATCTATATTGATCTCCATATTCTTCAACTTCTCTTATTAATTGAGGCTGACTATTTTCATCTAAATTTTTATTATCTATTTCTACTATTGTTGTAAAACCTTCTTTTAATCTTACACCTTTAGTTGCTGAGTCAAATTCATGTGCATCATAAAGTGATAATATTTCTCCAGTTTCTTTATTTTTAATAAAGGTATCCATCAACATTGCTATACCAACTTTACTTTGAACATTCCACTCTGCAGCATCTTGCATTACATAACCCCATTCCATAAATCTTTTAAAATAAGATTTACCAGCTCTATCTATAGTAGAACCAGATTCTCTTATTTCTACATCAGAATCCATCATTCTATATAGATCTACAAATGCTTCATACTTACTAGTTGGCATTTCTGGATCATAATCATTTTTCCATAAAGGCTTTTGGGCCATTGAAGATAATCTATGAATCATATCAGGAAGAGCTCTTTTATTCCACTCTAAAGAAGCTTTACCATACGCTGTAGCACCAAAAAATCTACCCCCTATTGCTTCTATATTATCATTGAGTCTACCAAGAACATAATTATTAAAGTTACCAAATGGATTAAACGCAACATATGATAAAGATGAAAATTGAATTAATCCATCAGCCGCTTTATCAAAAAATCCTTTAGTCATTTGATCATTATCATAATAGACCATAGACATCCACTTTTTAGCCCGCTTTAATACATTTGAATCAACTCCTTTTATTGCTCCTTTTGCCTCAAATCCAAGTGCTTTTTTAACACGAGTTTTAGTTTTTCCACCAGCAGGTTGATATTCTCTTCTTTTTATAACCTCAAGCATTGCTTTGAACGTATCCTCAACAGTACTCATGGTTTCATAATGTTCTGCCATTGATGCAAACTTTAATAAGCCATTCCCCATATCTAAGTTTAACTCACCTCTAGTTGGCTTACTTTCTATTTTTACACGCTCACCTTCAAGAATAGCTATTTTATCTTTATATTCTTGAAATTTTACTTTACCTTCTTTTCTTTCTTGATTTAATGATTGAATTCTTTCATCTATATCAACAAGCTGTTTATCATCTGCTGGTCTACCAGTATAAAATATAGGCATTGTATCTATGATGTTATTCTTTTCATCTGTAAGTAAAGTTCTTTGTTGTGATGTAGTTGTAAAAAGATTTTTTACACCTTTACTTGTTTTTGCAAATGCTTTTGCAAACGGTATACCTTTACCTCTTAAGTCTTGAGTAACTCTCCCTCTTATTAATGGAACTCTTCCTAACATTTGAGTTCTTTGGGCTTTTGGTAATTTAGTTAAAAGTTCATTTTCATATTGGGACCTAAATAAATCATAAAATTCTTTACGTGCTAAACCTAATGCTGTTTTATCATTTTGTATAGCTTTAAATTGCTCACTACGCATATCTTTATTAGACGGGTATCCTGAATCTAATCTAGCTATTCTATACTCAGTTTTAACTTTTGGAAAAAGAAAATCTTTTTTAATTGCACCTGTATAATTACCATCTTGATCTTTTAAAGCTATAGTTACGCCTTCATTGTCAACACCTGTAGTATAATATTTAGATTCATATTTAGACCAATTTTGATCACTTATGTTTTTTCTTCTTTTCCAATATCCATTTTCACCAACTGGTACAAAATATTCATGAATTTTTCTAGCAGTTTTAAATTCTTCAGTATAACTATGATATTCTCCCGGTACAGGTTGATCATTTAAACCTTTAGTTTCAGCATTAAAAAACTTTCCAAATAATCTTTTATTTTTTGCAAGTTTTTTATTGTACTCAATATCTTCAGGTTTTGCTGTTGCAAGATCTGTAATATCTCTAAACTGATATGGTTGACCTTGTTCATCAAATAAAGGAGCTCTTAATTCATCTTGTTTATTTTGATATTCTTCTCCTAGTTCTTGAACATATCTTCCTGAAAATTCACCATCTTTATCAAATATTAACATAAACTCATACAACTTCTTAAGTTGCTTTGGGCTTTCTATATTTGTAATACCGCTTAATTCTTGAAGCTTTTGAGCAGCTCGTCTTATGCCACCTTCTCTAGTTTGTATTTTATCTAAAAGTTCTTGTTTTTTTATTTTATATATTTTATCCATTACTGCTAAAAGGGTATCTTCTGCAGTAGCCATATCTCTTGTTTGATAATCAACAACCCCCATCTCTTCACCCATTTGCAATAACTCATCTAACTGATCTTTGGTAAACTCTCTTTCAGATGTATTTTCAACAGTGCTTCTTACATATGACATTACCGCTTTATCAATAACTCCTTCAGAATATTTATCAAAACCACCAACTCCAACCATTTCATTTGCTTTGGTTTGAAGCTGTAATACTAAAGTTTTTTGTGATGAATTTAATCCTTTAGCATTACTAATAGCATATAGTCCTTCAAAAGTAGATAAGAACTTATCAAAATTTAATACATAAGATATATACTCAGGTTTTCCAAAATTTGCAGGATCTTCAACATAAGCTTGAAATTCATTAATTTGCTTTAAAGAATCTCTTAACAATGCTGTATAAGTTCTAGATCTACCTGTAGGTGATCCAGCTAATGCTATATTAACTGCACTAATTGCATTTAATACACTTTCTTCTAATTGTGCTGTTGTTTGATGACGGCCAAGAAATGCTTTACCTTGAGTTGCATTAATAACTTCTTGCTTCTTAACAAGACCTAGTTGATAATTCATTAAAGATTGACCTATAACTTCATATGCAATATCTGAATTCTTACCAGAAGAGTCTACATCTATTGGATCCGGCTTTTGGTCTTCTTCATTTAAATTAAAACTTTGAATAGACTCAGGAGATTCTGATGTAGCCTCATTAATTTTTTCTTTTTTAGATTGATTTACATTTGATGGTACAATTGCATCTACATATAACTGATTTTGACTTATAGGATGTTCTATCCATTGTTCAGTTGTAAACCCACCTTTGAACTTTTGTTCCTTACCTCGGCCTGTCACATCAACTTTAATATGCATTGTGCTAGTAGCACCTTCTTCATTAGATATGGTATAACCCATATTTTCTAACATCCTTCTATAAAGATTTACTTGCAGATTATGCTTTTGTCTTTTACTAAGTTCTTTAGCTAATCCTTTTTGTGCTAAAAGACTATCCTCGTTAAGAGTATCATACTCACTTATAGTGTCATACTTAAGTTTTCCTCCAATTTTCTTTTCACTAATAGATGTACGTGAAGTTTTAAGATCTACTATCTTAAGTGTCCCATTAGGTTTAACTAATAATAAATCAATACTACCCGCCATTCCTGTTGCTTGATCATAAACAACAACTTGAGGTATTGCTATACTACCGTCTTGCGTTAGTAATGCTAAATTAGCTTGTAATGCCGCATAAGCTTTTCCAGATTGTTCTTGATTTAAAACTTTAAGATTAGGCATGATTTCTTCTAATGACTTATCTGTAGCTAAACCATCTAATATTGAATCAAAATCATTTCCTAAATCTAAATTTAATTGAATTTCAGCTTTAACTTCATCAGACATTTTACCATTAATTGCTGTTGTAGCGCTTGTCCACTTGCTAGTTAAATCATTAATATCTTGATAGGTGTGTGTAGCTTCATCTAAAACTAATATAGGATCTCCATCTGTAATAGTAGATGCTGCCAATGACCCAACTTGCTTAGGTGAATTTACACCAGCATGAAACATTGTTTCTATAATTGATTGCTGAACTTTATTCCCTCTTGCAGATATATAATCATAAACCTGCTTTTTTTCTGGAGATAAATTATATCTTATTTTTTTCTCTGGTAACGTAGATAATTTAAATTCAATACTTTCAGTATTTAATAATTTTGCAATGCTTGTTAAAGTAGCATTTGGAGATATCATGCCAACAGTCAATGGTTTTCCTGCTATATATTCATGAAGATCTTTTATTATATTTAGAAACCAATCTAAAAAATCTTTTACTCTGTTGCGGAATGTTACTGTACCATTTTCTTTATTCTCTTTATTGAAATGTCTAGATAGAGCTTGAGTTACTAATTCTAAATTTCTATCTTTTTCACTAAACTCTTTATTATCATTATATGAATCTTTTATACCTTCCCATAATTCAGGAAAACTTTTTTTAGCTTCTTTAACTAAACCATCAAACAATGCTGTATTATCTAAAGAAACTGCTTCAATAAATGGATGTAAGATTTCTTCAATAGCAACATCATCTGTAACTCTACCTTCAATTAAAATAGCCATTCCATTTATATAGAAAGATCTTACTTCATTAAAATTTACTTTAGATCTTTGTGAAGAAGGCAAGGCATCATGTAAAGCTTTAGCATCTTTAACTGAAAACATCTTCACTCTCATTTTAGGAAACATTCTTATCAAATGTCTTACAACTTCTTTTGTTTGTGGAGTATTAAAACCTCTAGATTCAGGAATAATATCTTTTGGTGAAAATAAAGTTTTATTAATTTTTATTGATAAACCTTTTCCTTTTGTAGTCTCTACTACAGATTCACTATTTATATTATTTATTCTTAAATAGTTATATAATCTATCTTTATTAAACTTTCTTATATTAGGATCAAAGATTCTATTTTGTGAAGAAACAATATAATAATCACCTTTAAATTTAGTTAGTATTTTTTCTCTAACTAAATTAGCATATAACGCTTCAGTAAACTCATTTATTTTTAAAGTACTAAATGACTTTGTTTTTTTATGAAAAGCTAGAGCTTCAACTACTGTTGGAATTGAATCATTATTATTAAATATTTGCCATGACGCTATTAAACTATTTGCTAAAATAGGAGAACCCATAACCTTGGCCACTTCTTTAAATTCACTAAGGTTCTTATTTATACACGTTGCCATAATTATTTACTTAAATAAAACATTGTTTAATCTCTTCAATAAATTCTTCTGTTGTACCATATTGATTTTTTTCACTTTCTTTAATTAAATCTTTAGTTGATTTAATCTCAAATGTTGCTAATATTTGTTTTTGACGTATTGTCAAACTATCATAAAATTCTGTTAACATTAATGTAGTTTCAGAAGAATTCCCAAATATATCACTTTCATTTTCATTTGCTACACCTTCAGTATTATTAATATCAAAAGAATCTTCTTTTTTACCTTCAACCTCACTAGCTGGTTGTGCTGGTTGACCTCCTATATCAAAAGAATCTTCAGCTTTACCTCCACCAGCTTCTTCTATTTCTGCTTTAAGATCATTTAATGGATTTCCATTAACTGTAACTGAACCATTAGTATAAGTTACTTGAGAATCAGAATCAGATATTGTATCTAAATAATTTTTAATTGCTTTTTGAGCCGTATCTAATAAAATAAATTCTTCATATGTTGGTACCTGAATATTAACTGATTTTGCTACAGTTGACATTTCTTCATATTTTTGTTCAAGTATAGCATCCATTGCTGGATAATCTCCTTGCGTATAATCTTGTGATGGTATTGGATCTTTTGTAAATTTATTACCACCATCTTCTGAATTAGGATTAGCTTCTTTAATAACCTTTTGAACTTCACTAGTTTCTTTAAGATTTGGAAATACAAATCCTACTGCTGTTGCTCCAGTACTACCCATATCAGGTACTGCAATATATTCAGCGTAGTTTCCTGATAAAACACCAAGACTATCTAAAATAGATTGATCTCCCAATTGACTTCCGGCTATTGTTACTAATTGAAATAGCTGACCTTTCACCTTAATCATTGCAGGTAATAATACTTCTTGATATTGAATATTATTTCTTACAACTTCTACACTTTTAAATCCGGCCACATTCACTTTATAAAGATTATCTTTAAAAGTTTTTCTTTCTGCAGAGTTTTTAGCTTTAGGTTGAATTCTTTCTTGAACTTCATTTGATTTTGGTGAAAATTCTTTACCTACATTTTTATTTAAATCAATGATTAACACCGGAACTTCTTTAGAGTTATTTATATATATAGGACTTTTAACAGCTTTTTTATTTACAGGGGCCGCATTTTTTTGCTTTTCTGTTTTTACACCATTCATTCTATACGCAAACTTTTCCTGCAATAAAATAGCTAAATCATCATGCATTTTTGGATTATTTTCACTAAAAGCTTTTCTAATAGTATCCTCCATTTTTGTTGGAAAAACTATACCGCCAGGAAATAATTCTGCAGTTTTTTCTAATTGATTTATTGAGTTTGTTAACTCTATTGTTTTAGCAGTAACTTCATCCTCTGTATAAAAACTACCTGCATTATTTGTTATATTCTTTTTAATTTTTATTCTATAAACATTAGGTTGATCTCTTACAATTCCACCATCAGTTGAACCAAGCCCATCTTCATTATCAAATATAACAAAAAGTGTATTAGGTTGAGATATTACTTTTTCAGTTGAAATAGTTGATGTAGTAATAGCTTGTGATATAGGATTATATGATGGAATAGCTGTTCCTTCTCCTTTTTGTTGAACAAATCTTTTATTTTTTACAGAAGCTAAATAGTTAACTGTAAAATCAGATCTTAATTCACTAGCACTCATGCCAAATACTGATTGAAAAAGTTGATTGGAATCTTCTTCTCTTGCAACAGCTTCTCTCACTGTTGTTATACTTTCAAGATATCGTCCAAGCATACTTGGTGAAACAGCTGTCAACAATGTTTTATATGTAGGTTGCAATCCATCTTTAACCATTAGATAATTTAAAATTGCAACAGCATATTCTCTAGTTTCAGGATTTACAAACAATTCTTTAAATCCATTTTGAACATTAATTTTTTGAAAATCATTTAACGGTGTTAATGTATTTGCTGATATTGTTGTTATTCCTATTTTATTATTTTCATCTGATGCTCTTTCTATCTTAATGAAATCATTTAAAAACGCATTGTATGTAGCACCGTTTGCTTCTCTTGCTTTTTCTACAATGTTTCCTATACTACTTTCACCTTCTTCATAAATCATGTCATTATTCAAATTGGCCCAACCACTTGAACTAGACTCAACGGATAACTTTACCCAGGCTTTTAATGTAATGTAAGATAAAAGATCTCGTTTAATAACATCTCTAGTATCATTTGATACAAAGCCTTCCATCTGATCAATTATTGAATTATACATTGCTTTGTATATTCTGCTTTCAGATAAAAATACTTTAGGTGCTAAATTTTTAGAAAATTCTAAATATACATTAAGCAGTGTACTTTGCCATGCCTTACCTTTAAATATCTTTCTTACATCCATTATTGGCTTTACAGTCAATTTTGAATTACTTTTGCTACTTTTAGTAAATTTAGATTTTGAAATAGGCAATTTATTATATTCCGCATCACTTAAATTTAAACCAAGTTCTTTTATAGCATTGTCAATCTGTGTAAATTCAGCTAAATTTTTACCATATCCACCTGTTAAATTTAATATTGCTCCTAAATTTCGTGTAAACTTTGCAATTTTAGCAGCTTCTAAAAATTGATTTAATATGGCAATATCTCTAACCATATTTTCTGGATTAATATTTTTTCCTGATTCAATAGCTTTATTTATTTTTGAATCTAAGTCATCTGCACTATCAAAGAAATCTGAAATATCATCAAAAGCTAAACTTGGGTCATCAATTGCTTCAGTCAATGATTTTTGATTAACATTTATATCTTCAATATTAATAGTTGAAGGATGAGACATTACAGCACCTTCAAGAGCTGAAACCATTTCTTCCATTACCTTAGTAACACTAAAAATTTCATCACCAGATAATGCTTCTAATTCATACACTCTCTTCACTTGAGGTTGATTCATTAATAATATAGAAGTTTTAATTGGAACACCCATTGCAACCATATTAGTAACAACAGCTAAAGAATTTCTACTTAATCCTAATTTAGCAGCAAGTCTTTCTTTAGCATTATCTGTCATTGCTGTAATTAATGCAGAAATTATATATTGCTTTCTTCTACCTTCAGTGCCATCTTCTTTTAACTCTCTAGTTGTAGATTTACCATTTTCATCTTTATTTCTAAAGTTTCTAAAAATTTTATTATCAAAAGTTAATTTAGTACCTAAAGTTTTACCAGCAACTGTTACTGAGTTAAATTCAAGTTCATATTCTTGCATTAAACTTAGATATAAGTTTGGTAATACTGCAGCTCCAATTGATCTAGCACCCGCTTTATTATTTGTAAATCCTTTCCATTTACCAAATAAATCATTAGCATTAATCCCATCTTCATTAACCAATTCAGCTAACTGTGGAAGTGCTTCTGAAATTTCTTTCCATACATCAGTTAGTATCTCTATATCTGCGGCTTCATATGATATAGGTGAATTACCATTCATAGATTTTGTTACACCGTCATTACCTATTAAAGCTATTTTTAAATCTAATATTTTATTATTTAAAGCACCTGCATATGGAATTCTATCATTCTTTTTAATATATGCGTCATACTCAGCTTTAGATCTAGGTAATTTTAATTCAGTTAAAGCATTAATGCTGGCTGCTGTTAACTTCTCTTTTTTGAAAGAATCCATAGTGCTGTCATCAACACTTTCATCCATTCCTTTTTGAGATTTTAATAAAGCTTCATTATATATACTCCCTTGTTTGTTTACTTGTTTATTTACATATCTAATATAATCTTCATGTGAATCTGAATATTCTTTAAATTCTCCATTATCTTCATAATAATCCTTCATTTGAATATAAAGTTTATCAATATCAAAATCGGCCCCTGATACCTCAACTAGTTCTCGTGAAGAAACAATTGTTGAACCATAGAAGACAGGTAAGAAATCTACAACTTTAATATTCACTGTAGAATGATTATCCTGAGATGGAATACGTATACCAAACATTTTTGAAAGTACATCTGGTATTTGTTTTGATGGAACCTGATCTACTAATGTGTATGCTTCTTTAGAATGAGCAGGTAACAATGACTCACTGTATTTTATTTTTGTAGATTTTCCATCTTTAAATTCAGTCATATCAGATCTAAGTCTATCTAATATTATTACACCTTTTCCTTTTGCTTTTTCTACTTCAAGTTTAAGTGTGTCAAAACTTTTATCATCTGAAAAGTCTAATGGTTTATCTCCTCTTGCAATAAGATCTTCTTGAGAATAGTTATTTAAGAAATCATCTGATCTAATTATTTCTTGTTCTAACGGATGTCCTTTTTCATCTACGCTTATAACTCTTCTATAAACATTCATTCCAAAATCAGACATTAAAGCTGCAGATGTACCAGGCAATTTTTCAGCTGTTACTCCTTTACTAAAATAGCTTAGAAACAATTGTTCAAATTTTGCTATTACAATTGGATTATTAAGTTCATATTTTTGCTCACCTGTATCCTCATCAGTTGTAAAGAACTCAATAAGATCACTTGCACTTTGAGATGATTCCAAACTAGTCTGAGCATATTGTAAATAATTAAATAAGTCTACATTTATTGCACCTTCTTTAATGCTTTTATGAAGTTCATCTGAAGCATACTCAGGATCAAAAGAAAATATTAAATTTCTTTTATTTAAATGCTTACCCAACATTCTATCTGATGTAGCTTTATTATATTGATCTCTAAGTTTTCCTATAGAAACAGGTTTACCGTCTACTATTACAGTAACACTATCATCTTGTTCTCCGGTTATTATTGATTTAATTTGAGTAGGATCTACTATCTCCATCTTATTAGAAGGATTTAAAACCTGAAGTCCCATAAAGTTAGTGTCAAGTTCCATAGATTGATCTATAGATAACTCAGAAGCATTTGTTGATACAAATCTATCCATATAGTCAAAAGAACCCCCAGGTCCTGAAACTTTAGAATCAGATTGCCAGATTGCCCCACTATCTCCACTAAAATCATCAATAAGAGTGACATTCTTTTTTAACATCTTAAGAGCTGATAAAGGAGCTGTTATTGCAATAGTATCATTAGTTTGCTCAAACTGCTCCATCTTAACTCTAATATTATGAAGTCTAGCTCTAAGTGGGTTTGCAACCCATTGGCCTTGTTCATTTTTAATAGAAGTCAACGCTTTAGTAAGAGGGACAATAGACATTTTATCAAAAGTTCTTCCATCACCATAAACAAGTTTTTTAGAGTTTAGCATTTCTTGTTTCTTTGCTGCACCTGCTGCACCAAATATATCATCTACTGGTATATCTTCACCTCTTTCAATTTTATCAATTAAATTAGATTGAGTTTGAGTAAGCTTTCCAAAACCAAACCACATATATCTAAATGCTTTAACAGTCATATAGTTTTGAGCATCTGCTATTTCAATATCTTTACCTGTATGAATAGAAGTTCCTACAGGATCTGTAGTTGCAAATAAAGATATTTTACTAGTTGCTTTTTTAACTCCCATTTCTGGAGCTGCTATTTTACTTTCAGCACTGTAGTATGCAGCATTTTGCATCTTTGCTCTTTTAACTGCATCAACTGCATCTTTAAGAGTATATGTCTGATCTCCTAATAAAATATCATTTATAGCTGTAGTATTTATAAAATCATTTATAAATATTTGCTTTAAATTATGCGTTGCATTATTTGTTAAATTTAATTTTTCATTTGCTTTTGCAAAACTTCCATCTTTACCAGCTGTAGTAGATCCAACTAAACCTTCATCTATAAATCTAGGTAATCCCCCTTTAGGAAATTGTTTATTTAATTCAATTTCAAACTCTTTAAAGTTTTCATCCATTCTTCTTTCAATAAACTCATTGAAAGTTTTTCTGCTTTCCCCAATAGCTTTTAATGCTGAGTCTAATGTATAAGCTACTTGTTTATCTTTAGGTAGTTTAGCATTATCTTTTAATAATGTTTCTAATCTATTAGCAAATCCTTCAGTTGCAGCTTGTTCAACTTCTTCTGATGTATCTACATCTTCAAGTACTTCATATAAATAAGATTCTCTATTACCTTGTAAAAATTCTTTTATTTCTAAAGATTCTACATAATATCTTTTACCAGCAATAGCAACTATATGATCTTTTTTAGCACCTGGAATTTTATCAACATGTAAAGCACTGCCAAATTTTTCTATTACTTGACCTTCATTTAAGCCATCAACACTTATCTTACCATAAGATTTAACTCTTCTTAATGTAGGATCTCCAACTAATTGTTTAGGTTGAGCTTTTATGCCTTTTTTCTTATTTGCTTTTTTAGCACCTAGCCTACCTTGTATAGATACATTTCTAATTTGATCAGATGTTTTAAAATTTGAAAATGTAGCTCCAGCATTAGACATTATAAACATTGTCTGAGTACCTTCTTTAATTCTTTCTACAAGTTCAACATTATGTTCAATATTAGCTGTTGAAGTATCTATGGAAGCTTTCTTGATAGCATTTTCTAAAATTAATTTATTATTAGTAAATTGAAAGGCTCTTCCGTTTATATCAAAATTTTGACCAGTTTTATCTGCATTAGCTCCTACAATTAATTCACCTTCTTTTGTCTCAGGATTATATGTAGCTGTCTCAGGATTTAACTCCAACATTATTCTATTAAATTCAGCTTCAACATTTCCTGCAAGAGCATCAATAGCCTCTTGAGTAATTTTAGGTTTTCCAGAAGAACTTTTTAATATAGCTTTTATAATAGGTAATCCTATCATATCTCCTGTATTAGATGCTTCAATCACTCTAAGTAAAACTGGAGCTATTGCTACACTTTTTTCTCCATCCTTTTCAGTTTCTACTATTACATCATTTACTTTTCCTGATTTAGGATTAACACCTGATATATAAGCACTTAATAAACCAACTATAAATTCTTGAGGATTATAATCCCCATATACAGTTCCTTTTTCATTTTTATCATATGTCTCTGTTATACCTCCAGCTTCATCTTTTTCAATAGATCTACTTGATTTTGAACCAGAAAGTCTAGTAATTTTCAATCTACCTTCTGCAGAAAGCTTCTGCATAGCTTCACTTTTTACTAAAAAGTTCATTGCTAAAAAAGGATCTGTTTCAGCTAAGTCTGCAATAACAGCACCTTTTCCTTTAACATCATTTAATGAAGCTATTCTTTTAAGGTGGAATGTAGGAAGTTGATGTGCATATACTAAATCCCCATTAGGATTTCTAAATACTGACGCACCTATTCTTTCATCAAATGGTGCATTACCTAAAGCCATTGTTCTAAGTCTGCCATATAAACCTTCTTCAGTTTCAGACATGATATCAGCATTATTATCAACACCAATACGTAATTCTTCTATAACTTTATGTTGTATAGGTACAATATCTTTTTGAGATCTAAGTAATGCATCTTGATAAGGAGTTGCAATAACTAAGTTAGAAGCAATACTAAACGCAATATATCTTGGACTTAACACTATACCTAAAGTACTTTCTAATAATTTTGCAAATTCTCTAGATATATCTCCTAATTTTTTATCTGATATTTCTTCTTGTTTATTATCAGAATCTAAATATTTCATTAACTCATTTAACTTATCAGAAAGATCTTTGCTTAAGCTTGGATCTAAATTAAATTGTTTACGTAACATTTTATAATTATCTGTCCATCTTGCTATTTGCTCATGAGCATCATCTCTATTAGCTGCATCATATGTTACAACTTTACCTGAATTTGGATCATTCTTACCATTTCCTAGCACTCTGTGTATAAATAGGTAATCAACTTTAAAGTTTTCAAATCCTTTAAGCATAGCTTGGAATAAACCATTTTGTTTGATTTTTCCTGGTAGTTCACCTTGTTCAAGTTGGCCTTCCCATACTATACCTAAATCATTGAACAACCTTTGTACAACCGCACTTGTTTGTGGATTGTCAATACTAAAAAGATATAATGATTGCAATATAGTTACAGGATCAGACTTGCCACTAGCAGCTTTTAAAAATCCTGAATAAGCTGCACTAAAATCTACAGCTGTTATAATATTTTCATTAACGGTCTCACCTTTGTCATTTTCATAAGTTCTTAAAACAGTTTGACCAAAGATATCTTTTTCACTAATAGTTGTAGTACCTATATATTTTCTTATGAAAGATGGCAACGATCTAACTCCTCCACTTTGAGAAGCATCTTTATCATATTCTCCTGTAGATCTTAATCCATATCCCTCTTCCCATGTTGAATCTTCTTCTTCTTTGAGTTCAAGTTTTATATCATATAGTTTAAGTTCATCTATAACTGCTTCATAAAAATCATATCCAAAATCTTCAAATGAATTATTTATTGCAATTAAAAGATCAAATTGAGCTTTTGAAAGATTTTCATATTGAGGATTATCAAGCTTATAAAGATCTCTATAAAGATCAATTGAAGTTGTAACCGCATCTGCTATATTGAAATTAGGATCTTCATTCTCTAACTCTAGCATTATAACTCTAGCTGCAATAGAAGACACCATACCTCTTCCTACATCTGGATCTAAACTTACACTATACTCAAAACCATCTTCTCCTTTTACTGTTTTACTTCTAATTATCTTACTGACATCCAAAGTAACGCCTGACGCAGCCTCATTTGTAAACGGATTAGATTGAACTTTGCCAGATCTAAACTTGCCTGCATTAACTTCTTCAAATAAAACTCGCAATTCAGTAGCATTATAAGTACCCAATACATTTCTAAGCCACTCAATAATCTTATTAAACAAAGACTTAATCCAAGAATCAGTTTTAGTGCTTTTTGGATTTTGCTTAAACAGCTCAAACTCATCTGCCATATATTCCTCATACAATAACTTTTCTAGTTTTTCTTTAGAATATCTTTTATATTTATCTATATCAGAATTTTTAAGTTCTTCTAATGCAGACTTAAGACTTTTACCTTGAGACTTCAATTTACCTAGAAGCTCTTTTTTAGCAATTTTATAATATTGGTTTTGTTGATCTTCAGTTAAAAGCATTTCAAATATAGCATGAAATGCTTCATGGTATGCGTGTCTTGTTGATGTACCTGCATATATAGTTCCGTTAATTGATTGTTTACCGGCTATATTATTAAGTGCCATTACAAATGATCCAACTCTTTGACCGCCAGATTTCATATTATTACCTAAAGTATCAATATTTTCTATTGTAATAAAGTCAGGTAGATTTTCAGCAGCCCATTGTATAAACTCATCTATGTGCGCAACTTCTTCAGTAGTTAAATCATCAGATATAACTTTATTTGCTCCAAGTTTTGAAAGAATGCTATTGCGTTCTTTTACTAATTTTTTTAAGTTTTTATCATATATTTTAGAAGTTGGATCTATTTGCTGCATATATTCAGCATTAGTAAGTTTATTATCAAAAAGCTCTGTTTCTCGTGCTTCTATTTCTAATTTTACTTTTTCCAACTCTGCTCTTAAATTCACCACTTCTTTTTCAGATGTAGATTTTTTAGGATCAGATGCAGTAGAAGATTTACTTGCTAATTTTTTAGCAACCTTTCCATTAATTATATCTCTATAAGATGACTCCATTACCTGAGACTCTCTGTTTGATAAACTAGTTAATCCGTCTTTTGCTATTTTATCTGCAATAAAATCTTTTTGATTATTAGTCAGGCTTATAAACTCTTTATCTTGCATTTCCTTAAACGCTTCATCAGAAAGTAAAGCTAGATCAATATCTAAATCTTCACTACTTGTAGTTGTTTCAGGTCCTTTAGGTATAGGCTTTCCATCCGCATCTGTAAAAGTTTCAGTTGGCGTAAATGTACCAGCAGTTGGAACTGAAGGTCCTACAGTTACACCAGCAGCTATCATTTGTTGTGCATCTACACCATCTACATTAGATATTATTTTTGCACCTGCTCTAATACTTGGAGATACTGTTGTTACTACATTATCTATAATGTCTTTAGCTTTTGTTTTTTGAGAAAATGATTTTCTTAAAGAGTCAAGATTTAAACTTATATTTTTAGAAGCATCTCTTATAACTTTCTTTCTAGCATCAGAAGTCTTTTTTGTAAATTTACTAGGAGCATCTTTTAATTGTTCATTAACTAATTCAAATAAATCTTTTATTAAATCAGATTTATTTTCAGCACCAGCATATTGAGCTATATCAGAAACATTAGACATTATAAGTGATATAGCTTCATTTCCAGCTCTATCATAAATTTTTACTTGAATCCCACCTTTTGCTGTTATATTAATATCAAAAGAATAACCCGGTATAGAAGCTATATAGAATCCTGAAATACCTTCAATTTCTCCATTATTTAAATCTTGATTCCACGCAGAACTATATGATAAATCTTTTACTTTAGTTTCACCATCTTCATTAGTTTCAACATTTTCTTTTGCTGTTGTTGCTGATTGTTTAATTAATGCATCAGCTAAAGTATTTAATTCTTCAGCTTCTAATTTATCAGATTTAATTGGAAAATATGAGTATACGCCATTATCCTGTTTAACAATCATAACATATCTTCCAGCATTAGTTGCGCTATCCCATATGTTTAAACTTTGATCATTCATTTCAGATTTAATTTTTTTCTCAAATGCCAATTCTTCTTCAACAGGTAAACCCATTGGTGTAAATGCTGTACTAATACTTGCTTCTCCTTTTTTATTTCTTCTTTTAGTATTCTTTAAAATCACAACTTTACCATCAACTGTATTATGATGCAGTTGATCAATTCTTACAGTTTCTCCTTTTTTAAGAAATTCTATATACCCAGGTGTAGTTGAAAAATTAACTCCACCTATATCTGTTAAACTAAATGTTCCTTCAGATGCACCATCAAGTTTATCTTTTATTGCATTCATTATAGTATACTGAATAGCAAAGCTTTGTTGGATTTCTTTTGCTGCTACCTCACTATCTTTTGAAGTGCTAAATAAATCTGAAATTTGATCTCCTTGTATATTTAAAGGATTGATCACCTCTCCGGTTTTTCTATCTTTTAATATTACATCACCATTTGGAATATATCCTATTATACCATCCTTAGTTGGATTTAGGTTTTCAGCTAAAAGAAGCTTATTCATTTTTTTTGATAATGCTTCAGGCATTTTAATTGCAATATTATAAGGGGCGCTAGTTGCATCTATAAAAGGATTTGGTTCAGCTCCTTCTTTATCTAATTTAAATTGACGGATGAATGCTCCACCATTTGAGTTTGTTGTTACTTCAACTTCTAAACTTTCTAATTCTTCTTTAGATAATCTTTGAACAATGTATGCATATCTTCTAAATGCTAATACTTTTCCTTCTTCAGTATTAGTACCTCTATCATTTTTATGTGGTATTAAACTGGTTGCTGAATCAAGTCTTAACTTACTTGCTCCTTTAGGTAAAGCGGTTGCACCAAGATTAATTTTTTCTACTTTAAAACGTGCTTGAAATTCAGCTTCAGTTAATCCTCTTTTACCATCTTTTCCTTTTTCAACACTTGCATTTCTAGTACGTTTATCACTAGCTAATAAATATGAAGAATCCTCATTTAAAACATATATTCTGCCAGATTTAACATCAGAAGGATTTGCCAATACAATATAATGCTTGCCTGTTTTTACATCCTTTATTCTCATACCATACTGAAGAGTCTGTCCTCCGAATTCATATGCATCAAGGTTAACTACTAAAGGATCTATTTTTGCAGCTATTTGTTTAGCTACAGCTGCATCTGTAAAAGATAAAGTTGGATTGCCTGGAGCAACAGAATCTGATATACTTTCTTCAACATAGTCTCCATTTTTTTGACGTATTTGATAATATGTAGTTTTTTCTTTTGTGTTTATATCTATACTTTCTATTTCAATTATTTCTACATTATTTCCAGTATAACCTTTAAATGTTTTTTCCCCATCTTCTTTACCAGCTTGCTCGCCTTTCTGTTTTTCAAAGTCAGGCAAAAAGAATTTAAAATCTAAATTACTTTCATCTAATATTTTGAAAACTATAGGATTTTCTTCTTGAAGAGATAGCCAATTTAAAAACCCATTATCAGTAGTATACTTAAGCATTCTTATCTGCTCATTCTCCATACTGATTAAACTCTGATACCATAGTTTTTTTAAACCAGTATATGCAGTTATAATATTTTTTGCAATAGCTGTTTCTAAAAACTCTTCTAAAGTAACAGGAGCATTTCCTAGATTTGCCTGCATAGCTCTATATTGAATCCATCTAGAGTTTATAATTTTATCTAAGACAGGAGATTCATTTTTTGCTTTACCTTGAATTTTAACTTCAGGAGCTTTAATACCTTCTTCTTCAAGCAATTCATCAATTTTACTTTTTGTAGTATCTGCACTCTGTGTACCAGATTGAGCAGCTTCAGCTTCAGCAGCTTTTTCAGCATCAATTTTTTCTTGAACTCCAGAAGTTTGTCTATATACATCTATTATACTAAGTACTTTATTATACAAAACTGGATCATCTATTTCATTTAATATTCCATCTTCTGTATGAAATGTTCTAAGATGTTTAGAGTCTCCAGTTTCATTAAACATTAACATTTCACTAGGATCAACATATACATCTAACTTCATCAATTCATTTAGTAATTGATTTATTTCCTTTCTTAAAATTAACTTTTCAATTAATTCTTTTTGAAGATTGAGTTTATCTGTATGTGCAAACTTTATATACTCAGCACTTCTTCTAACAATAAGATCTAACTCTTTAGGATTGGTCATAAATTGTATAGCCTTATCATAAACCTTTTGTCTATTTGATAAATGATTATGATCTATAATCATGTTAATCACTTCTTTTATTCTTGATTCATCAACAAAATCTTTTTTAGTTTTAGCTAACATTTTTAAATAGTCTAAAACTTTAGGCATAAGTTTGCTAGTTTTTCTTCTATCAAAACGCTTATCCTTTATTGATAGTGTTTGATTCTCATTTGCATATAATACTTCTGCAATAGCTTTAAGCTTTTCTAATTTTTTCTCTTTATCCTTTTTAAGAAGCTTGGTCCCTGCTTCACCTAGCCCTGGGATTTCTTCCTCAAGTTGTTTAATTTCTTTTTGTAAAGTATCTTTATTAAGAAGAACTGTTATATCATTTGCAGCTAATTCTTTTATTATTGGATCACTTTCTAATTTATTATAAATACTTTGAGCTCTTTCTCCGGCTTTTAAAAAACCATCTTTGGTAAACATGAATAGCATCTTAGCGTGATTAAAAGCTAGATGTTTATATGATTCTTCAGTATGTTCTTTAGAGCCTGGGGTAAATGCAGCAGGATCATAAGGATTAACCATATCCTCATTATGCTTATCATACATCTCCCGCATTACATCAATATTCTTTATCTGCTTTTGAATTTTATTTCTAAGCTTGCCAGATTTAGCTGCTTTTGCTTCTGCAGGAAAAGCTTGTCCTAATTCTTCATCGGACATAGTTAAATAATCTTGCAATTGCTCTTTAAAGAAGTCTTCTTTTCCTGTACTAAACATTCTATGCAGACTTGAAAATCTTGCCGTATCACCAGCATCCATAAAATCAAATACATTATCTTGCATAGTAGCACTTTCCATAGCTTCAGCAGCTTGCTTTTGCTCTAGAAAATTTAAGGTATCTGTGTCAAACATTGAATCAACACTTTCTTGTTGTGAATTCCAACTACTATTTAGTGACTTAAGTGTTGCATCTACTAATTTTTCTTTATTTGCTTTGTATTCAGCATACTCAGTCTTATTAAACTTAGCTTGATAAAGATTTGGTATTCCTTGAAATACTAATTTTTGTGGTCCGCTTACTACACTTCCCATAAAAAATCCAGACATAAATGTTTCTAAACCTTGACCACTCCATTGCTCACCTAGACCTGCTTGTGCAGATGCTTTCATTTGCTGAATGTTAGAATTTGCTGGATCACGCATTAAACTAGTATAGTAATCTTTTACACCTGCAGATACAGCTTCTTGATAAAGTTCTTGAGCACCCTCTGCAACATTATTTGCAAAAAATCTTAGACCTGCACCAGCAGCCATTACAACCCCACCTTTTGCACCTCCAGCTTTAACCTTAGCTTTAAGATATTTCCAATCCATAAAACTATCATCTACTTTTTCAAAAACATCTCTAGCTACTTTTTTAGCGCCTTTTGCTCCTTCAAGTGTAGCTTTAGTTTTAAGAATTCTCTTACCAACACCTTTAATATTATCTCTAGCCATTTGACTAAGAGATCTTTTAAAACCTCCAAAAGCATTTCCTAGTAGTAATTGATTAGATAAATAAATAACCGGAACATTCCATGAACTTGTTACAAAAGCAGCCTCCAATGCTTGATCACTTAACGCTTTCATTTGCTCTGAAGTAACATCTCCTAAACCTTCTCTTCTATTTTTTTCTGCTTGAATAGCATAATTTGCAGAAAGTTGGCTTTTATAAACTGAACCACCTTCCATTCTACCTTCTGATAATGCAAAGTTCATAGACCTAGCATCTCTGTAAAATCCTCCAAGTTTTTTAGAACTTCTTGCCATCCAGGTTAAATTCTCTCCAGCTTTCTGAGCACTTTTAAGATTTTTAAAAGTTGACATAGTTTCTGGAATAAGCATTTTACCTAATACATTTCCACCAGCTTTAGCAACACTATAAAAATCTCTTGCATTCTCTATTCTTTTTAAATTTTGAACTATAGCTCTAGTACCTTGAGCCAACTTACCAACTGAAAAACTATTTGCAACTCTTCTACCAAGCTTGGCTAATCTACTTGCATTAGATGCAGTTCTTGCCGCTAATATAGCATCAGATGCAGGATTTAATCCTCCTTGTATTGCAGCAAGACCAAATAATGCAGCTTCTTCTAAAGCAATTGAACCTATAATACCAAATGTATAACCAGCATTAAGAAGAAAATTATTAAAGCCTGCACCAAAACCATCTTTAGAAGAAGAACCAATTCTTATTGCATCTTCATACTCAACAGCACTTTGAAGATCCATAACACTATCCAAATCACCCCAACTTCTATAACCACTTAAAAAACCAGTTCCAGTTAATGCACCTAACTCACCAAGCATTCTTGAAGTATCATCCCACCAAGTAGTACGTTCATTATAGTATTCTTCCATGTTAGCATGAGGATGCCAACCTAGTTTACCATAAGCAGGGGAAGCATAGAATCTATCAAAATTACTTTGTCTAATTCCAGAAACTACAGGATCTGCTATTTTTACTACATTACTTCCAAACATACCCTGTTCTTTAACTACGGGATCTTGTTTATCTACATCAGAAAATAATCTTAACTTACCTTGCAATGTATGAGGATTTGGTGCAGATTGTTGACTAGCTGTATTATAACCTCCAGTTGATGGAGCTGGATATGGAGAATTATAATTATGAGTTGCAGCCATTGCAAACTTATTAATTAAAGCAGATTGCTGCTCCAACATTACTTCATATTCAGGATCTAAAGATTTATCAAATTCTGCTAAATTTGGCGGAACTTCTAATTCTGAAATTGTTTGAAAATTAAATTGATCATCTGGCACTCCAACAGGATTGTTTGGAACCTGATTATTTAAAATGATATCTTCCATTATTAAATTTTATTTATAATCATATTGATATGTTGGACCTTCTACTTTCATTTCTGGATGTGAAGCTAACCAACTAGCTCTATCTGCCTCATTAGTTATTCCATTATTATCAAGTAAACCTCTATATTCATTTACAAAATAATCTAAATATCTTCTATCAAGAGATGTTATAGGCACCCCTTTATATTCCATTAGTTTTGTTTCTTGAACAGATTTCCACATATTTTCTCCTTTTCCTGCAGCATCAGCATCAAATTGTAATGCTGAATAGTCTATTTGAAATTGGCCAGTATGAGTTTGAGTAATATTCAAGGATCCACCTAAAGGAGCTACATATTGATATCCTCCGTTTGTACTAGAAGCTACCTGTGCAGCAACAGATGAAAAATTCATTTCTCCCGCTTTCCTAACATTATGATCGTTTTCACTAGGAATTACAACATTTAATACATAAGGTTTACCACCATTACTTCCTGATAGGCCATCTAATATACCACCTGATTTTCTATGTTTATCCATATAATCTTCACCAAATGTAATTGTATAGCCTGCTTTACCACCACTAAAATCATTTGCATCAGCACTCCAAGCTGGGAAATATTGTATTGTAGCTATTGGATAGTCAGATTTAGTAGGAGTTCCCGCTCCCTGCAATCTTTTTATCTCCATGTAATAATCTTTTAATATTGCTTGACCAGCATCAAAATTTGCTTGACCAGCTGAATCATCATCAGCAGGATCAAGTATTTCTGAATTTTGATCATCGGCATTCAGAAATTTTCCTTCATTCGCTTGATGCTCATTGAATGCTACATCATTCATATATACATCTGTTCCAAAAGCATCAACTTGTGTTGCATAGTGTATATTTTTTAAAAAATCTACACCTGCACCATTTGGATCTGCATTTGCAGGATCTACAACAGCTATATAACTTGGATTTGAAGCAATATCTCCAGGAGTCATATTTGCTATATCAACACCTTTTAAAAATTGATTAAAATCTGGTGTTTCAAACATTGATCCTTCTACTCCAAATTCTCCTTCTAATGCTCCAGTTGCAGAATTGTTTGCTAAGTTATATTGAGATTTATATATTGTTTCAGCTTGTGTTCTAGCTAAATCTTTTTGAAAATAAAAGTCTCCATCATAATCTCCATAATTAGTTACCGTGTGAGATCCAGCATTTGGATCCATACCTCCACCACCACCAGGAGATCTATGAGCTATGTTTATTACACTTGTTCCAAGTACAGGTCTATTTTGACCATAACCAAACTTAGCTGCACCTCCATCTTCATTTACGGTTTGCTCACTTCCATCATGACTCCAGAAACTACTATCATCAAAAGATGTATTTCTTACATTAGTTTTATTTTTATCACTTTGAGCCCAATCAGCAAATACATTAACAAATTCTTTTTCTGTATACCTGTGAGTGTTACCTTCTGCATCTTCATAAAAAATACTAGGGCCACTAGAATTCATATATTGCTTTACTGCTGCTCCAGCTTCTTCTTGCCCGTCAACCTGGTCTAATGCAGTATTTGCTAATCTATTAAGGTTTCTAGAAAGAGATGCTTTTACTGCTGAATCAGCAGCATCTATTGCACCTTGATGTGATTCAATATCTATCATACCTCCTCTCAATGCAAGATAATGCTCGCTTTTAGGATAAGGTTTGCCATCAGATGCTGCTGCTACTTCTGCATCTTTAGCATCAAATAAATCTTCTATTCTATAATATTCTGCATCTATAGCAGCTATGATTGATTCATTGCCACTACTTAAACCATTTTTCATTATTTGTTGTAGCTGATTCATAGTTTTATCTTTACCTATTCCAGGTACAGTATATAAAGCAGTTGTGCTACCAGCTTTATCAAGACCAGCTAATCCTCCTAAAGCTATGTCTATTTTATTTCGCATTAATATATCATCCTGCTTATTGTATTTAGCATCTTGGTCTGCTTGTGTATCTGTATGTAAAGCAAGTTTACCATCTACCATTTTTGCAGTATGTGTATTAAGTTGACCGGCAGCTCCTACAGCTTCATCAATAAACTCAAATCCAGTTACAGCATTTGCCTCCTTGTCTTTCGTTCTATTGTAATCTGCTAATTTTTTTGCATTTTCATGGCGTCTATCTATTTGAGCCATTTGATATTTATTTTTTTGAAGTTCTGTTGCTTCAAAATCAATCTTTTTACCAATATTACTATATATTAAAGCTGCTGATTGAAGATCAGATTCCATGTTTAAATTCATCATTAAACCGTATGCTCTATGTAAAAGCTTTTGTTTATTCTCAGGAACTACTTCTTCTGGGTTTGATACATCTACACTTTTAGTATCAGATAGTGCAGCATTGTTACTTTTTATTTTTTGCTTTATAGCATTAACAACTGACCAAGACTCTCTAGCAAGTTTTGCTTCTTTACTTCCTTTTATTAGATCATGCTCATTTCTATATACATCCCAAGAGGTTGCTGTATTTTGAGCAACTTTTTCTTCTTTTACTAAACCTTTATTTTGTTCTGCAATTTGTGCTTCTATATCAGATATTTTATCTGCAGCCCAAGCAACTTGACCTTCATTAACATTTTGATATTTTCCTTCTTTTATACCATTATCCGCAAACTGTCTTGATTCTACAAAAGCTTTAGCATGATATGCATCTATAACTCTAGGATCATCTTTAAGTGTTTTTTGAACTAACTGTAATGCCTCTCTACTAATAAGATCTCCATTAGCTCTAGTTATTTTCCACATACCATCTTTAGAAAACTCTGAAATATCCCCAGTCTCAAGACCAGATTCTGTTAATACAGCCATAGCCATTTCATGAAGATCTGCATCTGCAGTATATTTAGGTGCAGCCATTCTCATTGCATCTTCTTCAGTTGCATTTACAAAATCTTCCATTTCATATTGCATTTTCTGTACTCCAGTCTGCCAGTACATTTCACGAAGATCTTTATCTGAATTATTTCTCAATAACTCAGCTTCCTGCATTTGCTCTCTATATGTTTTAGTTGTTACAAGATCTTTAACAATAAGGTCTTCTTCAAAGAAAGGGTTGAATATAGATTTTGCAGCTTCTGCATTTTGCATCATGGATAAATCCATTCCTGAAATTTGTTGTAATTTTGGACCTAAGTTTTCAGCAAACTGATCTCTCATTTCTCTAGTGTCTTCCCTAGAAAGATTTCCATACACTACTTTACTATATAAATCATTTAATGCTTTATGATTAGAATTATACTTCTGCTCTTTTGCATCTACTACATTAGATAGGTATTTAAAGTCCGGTGTAAATGGTTTAAATGTTGGTAAATATTGTGGTACTCCTGGTACGTAAGTTGCCATATTGCTAAATTAATAAAATTTTATAGGTTTAAAAAACAAATTAAAAACACTTTTAAAGTTTAAACACCCATCTTTCCTGTGTAAAATGGAGATGCCCATGCTTTCATTGCTCCACCTTTTTTTCTGCTTGCGCCTTGTTCATTTCTTCTTTCTCTCTGAGCATATGTTTCATTTGAATTTGACTTTTTGCTTGATTCTATACCCATTAAATAATTCATCATTTCTTTAGATGGTTCTGAATTTGTAGCTAGTCTATAACGCTTTGCTATTTCACCAGCTTTATCTACATGTGCAAATCTATCTACTTCTGGTACAGGTTTAAAAGCTTTGCTTCCTTTTTGATATACATCTCCACCTTTTAAAGGATTATAACCATAATAATCTCTCAATGAGTTATCATTATATGCATGTGATGCATTTGTAATTGTATTACCCAATTGATCTATATATTGCTCATTATCAAAGTTTTGCTCATCCATTCCTATTTGAAGGGCTTTCATAGTATTATCATATACTCTTTTATTGCTAGCATTACTTCTTTGATTATATGAATCTTCAAATTGACCTCTAACTGCATTACCTCTATTAATAGTTGCAACATTTCTTTGATTAACTGCTCCAACTTGATCTGCAATAGCTCTAGCATTTTGACCTTGAATAGCAGCAGTTCTTGCTCCTAAAGCTTGTGGTCCAGCAAATGCTCCAGCTGCTTGCATTGCTGCATTAGCATCTGAATTTGCAGCAGCTATTATTCTAGTTGGATCTTCTAATACATCTTCATACCGTACCTTTCGTTCAGCAGGTTCCCATGGTAAAAATAAATCTCTTTTCCTATTTGCAATAGATCTTAACTTTAAAATGTCTTGTATAAAAGGAACCTTTGCAGTAGGTGCTATTTCTTCAGGTACTTCTGCATCATCTAATATTTTTTGCTCTTTTTCAGGACATGGTGGGCAGCCGCCATCATTAAGTGGTGTCATTTCAAATGTCTGACCTTCAAATTCACACTCACATTTTTCAGTCTTTTCATTATAGGTGGGTATTGTTTTTTCTTCCCATTGTCCAACCGTTGTATCTCCAAACCACTTATCTTCTGGTGATATGTTATAAGTATCAGCACCTACATTAACAGTTTGATCATTGACACCTTTATGAATCATGTCTACTAAATCTTTTGAAGTACCGCCAATATTAGATTGAAGAAACTTTCCTCCTATATATCCTGATTGAAAATCACCAACCTCACTATCAGATAATCCTTTATATAAAGGTTTTGCTTTATAGTCAGGATCTGCTGCTAGACCTGCAGTATTTGCAGCTTCTATATCTGCATTTAAAAGGTCAATCTGCTCGTTATAGAAATCATTTTGAGTTGCATCCCACTTTTTATCTGTTAAAGTAGTTGGATCACTTTCATACCTTTGTTGTATAGCATTAATTTGCTTTTGACCTCTTAGATATATATCGTGGTAAGCATCTGCATCTAAAGATTTTAAACCTTTTGATTCCCTACGGGCTTTATATGCAGTATATCTATCATCTCTATATTGTTCAGCATTATCAGACATATACCATTGATTCCATTCAGGAGAACCACCTTTATATGTTTTGCCTGATTCCCATAGTTGTTCTGCTTTTGCTGGAGTACCGTTTAATTCTGCAGTTTGTCTATCAAATTCAGCTTGTTGATCTATTACAAATTGATCTAACTCTTCTTTCGTTGCACTAAATCCATTTACCATAGCAAAATCAGTTCCGGTAGATAATGGTTTATCAATAGGGTACCAATTTCCCATAACATCATAATATCCAGTTTCTGTACCTTCTTGAGCCTTTGGTATTTCCATCCCATCTTCTCCATAGTAACCATTATATCCAGAAGGACCTTGACCTTGCAGGGTTTTATTTATAAGACCTTCTTGTACACCCGTGTACCCCAGAGCATTTGGATCATAATCTACAACACCAACGGAATTATCTACCATGCTCATTTTCAGCATATCTTGTTTAGCTTGCTCACCTTTAGTATTAAGAGCTATTTGATTCCCAACATTTGCAGCTGCTACACCAAAAGATCCAATTTCTGCAAATTTATCCACTCCAGGACTATCCATAAATCTATCTAATCCTTGCTCCATTCTTGCACCCATTCCTTTTTTATTTGTTCTTTCTACAGTTGGCGCTCCATAAGTAGGAGTTTCAACAGCAGGAGTTTCAGGTCGAGTAAGTCCAAATTGTCCAGGATTTGCAGGTAAAGTACCATCATTTATGTCATCATTTTCATACTCAGAATATGCTGAAGAAGTATATTGATTTTGTGGAGCAAATGGACCATTTGGTTGTTCGCTTGTTGATTCTTTTAATACACACGCCTGTACAGCATCATCCCATTCTTGTCCTTCTGGACAAGGAGCAGGTCCAGCCACTTGTGCTTTACGTAATATACCACCATATCTCATTTCACCCATTTGCTCTTGGCCACCTTGTTGTCTTTGTTCTACTTGTGCAGTAAACTCCATTGGATCTATACCAATAGAATTAAGATATGGATGAGCTGCTACAGGAACACCTTCTTCAAAATCCTTTTTCAATTCTTGACCAAATGCTAATTTAGAAAGAGACTCTGAATTTTTTGTAAGCATAAGTTCTGCAGAATTTGCCTGTGTCTTATCTGCATATTCACTATTTAATAAACCATAGTATCTATTTAAATCAAACTTTTTAGAAACCTTAGCTGGGGTCATCTTCTTTTTAGATTCAATTCCAAATTCAGCAAGCTCTGTTTTATCCATCTTCATCTTCTCTGTATCAGAAAAAATAAAAGATTGTTCAGGTAAGAACATTGGTACACCACCTTTAGAATGTTTAGGTCCTGTTATATCATACAATCCATAGTTACCATCATTAGTAAGATCTGTTAATACAGTCTCGCCTCCTTCAGCTTCTATATTAGCAGCATCTCTAGGCACTGAAGATAAACTATATCTTACATCTACATCTCTATCATTTTCTGAATCACCTGCGTGTGGATTAAATGTAACTAAACCATAGTTATGTTGATCTCCAGTAACTAAACCACCATGTGCTTTTTTTACTAATTCACCATCAACTAATTCAAACCCTTTAGGAAGATTAGATATTAAAACTCTATGTTTTGTATTTTTTATTTTAGGCATATTATACGTATTTAACACTGCCACCTGCAGCGATTATTTGAGCAATTTGCTTAGTAGTTAATTCTACAGAATCTGATTGACCACCTCTTTTCTTTAATTTTTTCTTTTTAGCTCCCAACCCTCTAACAAAATCATAATCTTTTTCAGAGATTACATTCATATTGTATATGTTATTTCTAGCTTCTTCTGCACTATAACCCTGTCCAAGAAATTCATTAAAAATAGCAGATGTTTTTTCTCTAGGCCAAAATTTAGATGTTTTAGTTGTGTCTGATTTTACAACTCTACCAGTACCATTCTGAGCATTTTGCATAGCTGCACCTCCACCTAATTTATTTACATCTCTTCTATATTCATTCTTAAAAGAATCTCTTTGATCTTGAAGCTGTGAAAGCATTTGAGCATATCCATCATCTTCAGCAGGCGCTTGATTACTTGGTCCACCTTGATTCATCATTGCCATAGCTTGCTGTATAATTTGACCAGCTTGCTCTTGATCAATGCCCATTTCCATTATTTTAGTATATACTTGTTCTGGACCTACTCCTTGTGATAAAGCTGCTAAAACTTCTTGAATTAAATCTCCAGAACCACCTTGTGGATTAGACTCTTGCATCATTTGTTGAGCCATAGGATCTCCTTCAGATGCTGCATATGTATCTTGTTCAGCTGCAAATTGTGCTGGATTTATTTCAGTTCCATCTTGAGCTTGACCACCATATGCAAATGATGGAGTACTTGTAGCATCTGCTGCCATAGCAGCAGCCATAGGATCAGAACTACTAATAAAAGAAGGGGTCGGTGAGTATTGAGCATCAGCACTATTCAACTCTTGCATTGCATTAAATGCTGGTGCTTCTATAGTTGAAGGATCATCAAATATTAGGTCAGGTTCAACCATAGCAAGTGGACGTTCATAAGGAGTTCTTAACTGAGGTCTTATCAAGCTAGGTCGTGTATAATCTTCCCAAGGTATTCCAGCATTCATATCAGAAACACTTTTATTACCTCTTCTATTAACAGTGTTATCTACATTGGGGTTATCTCCACCATCGTGTCCACCTTTTCTTTCATATCTATCTTGAATTCTATTAAATCTTTTTTCAGAAATTTCTTTTTGTTTAATTTTTCCATTTCTTTTACGTTTAGTTTTAATAAAGTTATCTTCATCTAAAAGTCCTTCTCCTGTTTCAACATAATCGTTATCACCACCATATGCAAATGCAGACAATGGATGTGCTTCCGCAAAAGGTGAATCTCCACCTCCATATCTCATCATTGGTGGAGCAGGTGCTCCAGCTTGTGATTGTTGAGCCGCCATCATTTCTTCTTCAGAAGGTTCAGCGCCTTGCTGACCTTGAGCTTGAGTCATTGCTTGTTCTATAGCTGGACCTATTTGATCTTCGGGCATTCCTAATTGTACAAATACTTGAGCCACAGATTCAGGCGGCATACCACTTTGTATTAACTGCACCATTACTTCTTGTGGTTTAGCACCACCTTCAAGAGCTCCTTTTATTTCTTCCATAAGTTGAACTACAGCTTCTTCACCACCTTCTTGCGGTGCTTGTTGTTGTGGCGCTTGTTCTTGTTGAGCCTGCATCATTGCCATTTCTTCTGGAGATGGTTGCCCACCTTCTTGCATGTGTCCTCCAAATTTTTTCATCATCATTGTATTATAGTAATTTGTTTTTTCTTCTTCTGTCTGTGCATTAGGCGCATAATATGTACTTTGACCATTTTCATTCATGCCAAATGTAGTACCTTCGGGTATGTCATTAGCAGCATTAAATGCATCAGCATCTTGACCTAATAAGCTAAGTTCATTATACTTGCCAGTATCCAGCTTTTCTTTACGAGATTGAAAATCTTTAACAGTATTAGTAGGTCTAAGTTTTTTATTTTTTGACATAAGATCAGGATCCATATAGCTAGCCGTATATTGATTTGATGCAACATCAAAGTCTAAAAATGTATTATCTTCATTTAACTCACCTTTCCAACTATCAACAGTTTGCAAAGATTCAGGATTTTTTTTCTTACTAGCATTGTAAAGATTTGTTGATGAATCTACATATTTAGTTGGATCATTAGGATCAGCTGTAACTTTATAATCATAGTTTTGAGATTTTTCTAATTGCCTTCTAGCTTTATGTCTTTTTCTTTTAGCTTTATTATCTCTAAAAGCTCCATCCATTAGCCCATCTCCATCTCTATCTTTACCGCCAAATAATCTTCCAGCACCTTCAACAAGAGTGGAAACTGCACCTATCACATCACCTCTTGCTCCTAAGTTCATTGGCAAATAAGCGCTTTGAACAGGCGCTCTAACAGACCTATCATTGCTTTGATTCCATTGATTATAACTACCATACCTAGAAGTTAAATCTGAATATCTACCATTTCCATTTTGCGCTGTAGGTAATTGTCCACCTTCTTTTAAATTAAATGGTTGAGTAAATGCTGGGCCCTGCCTTGTTTCATCACCTTGCATTAAAGTTGGATCTATTATAACAGGGTTGGCCCAATTATCTGCATCCCGTTTCTTTTTTCTAGCTGCTGCTTCTGCTCTTTTTTGAGATGAATATTTCCAATAATTTTCATCTCCTCCAAATACGCTATTAATTGTATTACCCCACCAAGGGAAAAAATTACTCACCCCTTCAGAAGAAAAATCTGTATTTTCATCTACAAAATCTGCAGAATCTTCCAGTTTTTGTTTTACATATCTTCCAGCTTTGTATGCATTCCCCGCTGCATTAAGAAGACTGGTCGGGTCATTAACTTGTTGTGTTGCAATACCTTGTAATATAGTACCTCCTATCCCATCTACATTTCCTGCTCCAAGTAGCGCAGCTTGTTTTACAAAGTCTTCTCTAGACATTTGCTCTCCTACTACTTTACCTGAAATTTGATCTTTATAGTTTTCTTGCAATTGGCTAAATACTTGTTGTGGTTCTGTTCCTACCCATTGTGTGCCAAATGTTCCTCCAACTTTATCTGAGTCTAAACCAAAAGCTCTACATACACCGTCAGCACAATTATTTTCCATGAAGTTATAATCAAGGCCGCCTTCTAATGATGTGCTGTTTAAAAAATTTTCAATTTGATCAGAATCTAAATTTAGATCCATTGCTCTATTATACTTGTTTGCTTTAATCTTTTTATTTAAAGCTTCTATAGATTTAGATTTAAAATAGCTTTTGTTTCTATTATCCCAACCAGCATCATCATCAAATTGTGATCCTTCATCTCCTCCTTCTTCCCATCTATTTACAAAGGCTTCTTTTTTGTTATCATCTTTATCATAATAATAATCAACAGGGTTTCCATTTTTATCAATGAGTATAGCTTCTGTATGTCCAGGAGGCATGCTTTTACTTGGAGCATACGCTATTACCTTAACTTTGTAACCGCCTTTTTTAATTTCATCTATTGTTGGAATATATTTCTCTTCAGAATCTCCACCTTCTTTTAATTCTTTTAAAGAATCATCTTTAAATATTTTTGTTTTAACAACAGTTAATGTTCTATTGTTTCTACCATCTTGAAGATCTTTCCAATTTTTACCTCTTGAAGGTTTTGTATAATACATTGTTGTACCAGAACTAGCATCATAGATTTTTTTATAATCAAAACCTTTTTCACTAACAACAGTCTCTTCAAGTTCTCCGCCTTTTTTCATATGCTTTGTGCCGGGCATCCAAGATCCATCTGGCATTTTATGAAATGGCTTTCCATTTAAACTTTTTTTATTTATGCTTTTTAAATCCATGATGATAATCTATATTAATAATATACAAATAAATAAGGATATTTGCTAATAAGCGTAGCTATGTAATTACATGCGTTAATATATAATTAGGTGAAGACATTTTTTTAGCCTTAGCATCTTTGTAATAAACTCTATTAAGTTTATCATAATTTTTACGTGCCTTTTCATTCTTCACCTTTCCATTAAAATAATTTTTATATAATTTAAGTTCTTTAGCTCCCCCTGAATTAAACTTTTCTAAAACAGTTTGATTACGTGCAATCTCACCTCCAACCTTTTTTTGTATAAGATTCCCTATATTTTGTATACCCTCTACATATGCTGCACCACCTTGGGCATCTCCTGAAGATAAGCTATAAGGTGAATTCCAATTATATGAAAATATTTCAGAGTCTGTAAGATCTTCTAGTTCTCCTGTTTCTTTATTAATCCTACCATTACCCAATGTAGTTTTATCAACAACATACTCTCCATCTTCTTCACGTACTTTATATTTACCGGGTGCTATTTTTTCAAATTGACTTTGAATATTTTCTATACTTTTATCCATACCTACACCATAAAAAGGATTCCAAACATCATTAGCACCTGTAAAGAAATCTACTTCCACACCTTCTTCTGTTCTAAATGTATATCCATCATATACAGGATCTTTTAAAGCATATTGTTTAGCAGTAGTTTTCCAGCTATCAGATGCTTTATATGTTCTTATACCAGGCTTTCCTTTACCCTTTTTATAATTTTCTTTAGCTGATAAAAAGTTTCTATGCCCATATATCATGGAAGCAATAGCACTTTTGTCAGAGTCTTTTAAATCACTTTTTTTAGTAATGTCATATTTTGCAGCTACTTTTTTTAACTTAGGATCATTTTCAATGTTAGACCACATTAGCTGAGTTAATCCAATACTGTCTTGACCTACACTAAACATTTTATTTTCAATATTATGTTGCAATCCAGAACCACCTTCTGTCTCTTCCATTGTTATGCCAATTAATGATTTGGCAATCATGTCATAGTTTTCAGATTTAATATTAAGATCATCCATTAAAGAACGCTTGTTAGTTTTTAATGCATTATAAAATGGTTCTAATTCATCTATATCTGCATTTTTCTCATCATATAAAGGGGTTAAATCAAAATCTAATTCTCCAGGTCCTTCTTTGTCAAAGTAACCATTTTTCTTAGCCCATTCAAGATTTTTACCTATATGCGCTTTAGGTATAGTGATGTTACTTAAAGTATTCATATCACCGTATACTGGAGCTGCATCATCATCATCTATACGTCTATACACACCATAGTCAAATATAATTGGAACACCATCTTCAGCATAACCAACAACTTGAGCACTATGACTTGAATTACCTAAACCATACTTATCATTAAGACCTATTCTTAAATTACCATCACTTGCACCAAAAGGACTTGTAAATGATACAACTGTACCTGGAGTCATTTGAGCATAAAGCTTTTGCTTTTCTTTTTCAGATAAATTTGCAAACTTATTTCTGTTATTTTTAATATCATCATCTGAAGCTGTAAAAATATTGCTACCTTTGTTTTCAACCATTACACCATGGGTATCCCAACTATCTGCTGTAAAATCAAGCTTTGTTTTACCCTCTCTAGTATGTTTAAAATATGGTACTGATTCTATCCAATTTTTAGTTCCTTCTGAAACAGGTGTAAATCCACTTGACTTATCAGGATCCTGTTGCATTAATACGCCATCATCATAATATGGATAACCCAATTTCTCTTTACTTGCACTTTGAAGCCCTAAAGATTCCTTTAATTTTGCTTCAGATAAAAATTCATTTGATGGATATCTTTGACCAACTACCGCATCATATGCATTATAAGAGCTTGCTAAACAACCTCCCTCTGTAGTACAATAATATTGATTAGCTAAACGTTTCTCTTCTGTGTCAAGATACCTCCATGGAATTATTCCATTATTGTCATCTGCCACTTGCTTATAGGTTTTAGAGTCTCCTCTTCCAACCTGTTTATCCCATAACTCTTCAGGCAGCTCATTTATATCTAAATCAGGTGTTGAATTTAATTTTTCTAAATCTACACCTGAAATAAAAAGATCTCCCATATAGGATTCCTCTTTAGGTATAGCAGGTTCTGTGGCCTCAGTTTCTGTACCAGTTTGAGCTTGCTTTAAACATCCACCATTAGGGCAATATGATTTATCATTATTTAAAAAATCAAAATCAGCATCTGTAAACTTATATTCAGACATCCATGCTTTTTCTTCAGGAGAATCACCACCTGTTTTAAAATTATATTTGATGGTAGCTTTTGCGTTAGAAAATTCGTTATTAATAGGTTTACCTATAACAGAACTCATATTTAAACCTAAACTTAAATTAGAATTTTTATTTGGCTTAAAGTTTAAACCTATTCCTGCTCCAGGTATTGTAGTTGAATATAATTTTTGATTACCAAAACCTCTACCTTGCACATTAGTTAAATTAGCAGATGGATTGACGTTCCAACTTTTACCTATAGGAAATTTATAGTTAACTCCAATCCCTCTGAGATCCATATTACCATCAGGAATCTTTTTGGTGGGCATATCTATGTTAGTTTGAAAAGCGTAACCTCCTTTACCTGTAGGTTCTTTACTCCTAGCTAGTAATTCACCATACTTAAACCAATCTGGCATAGCAGCTTGTCTATTCATAACAGGAGTTTTTGGCTTTTCCCAGTTATATAAAATAGACTTACTATTTTCTTTATCTGCATTTTCTTTTATTGATCCACCATGCTTTTCAGTTGGTGTTTTTAGATAACCTTCTAAAGCATTAAATGTTTCTTTTAGTTCTGGTTGACTTAAATAACCTTCTCTTGCCCCTTCCCAATATCTAGATTCTTTAAAATCTTCTGGAGATCCTTCAAAAAGTAAATTACGTATAATACCATCAACATAACTCTGATTGAAATAATCTTTATCATCATCATACCATTCATTAAACTTATCTTCACCAATTTCTTCTTTAAACATTTTAACGTCTCTTTCAAAATCTTCTCTGAATATAGAGTTCATATAACTTTCACCAAACTCATTTCTAAGTTTTTCATAATTCTTATCATCTTTACCTAAGCCATGTAGCATGTCTAAAGCTATAGCTTGAGCATTATTAGTTTCAGGATTATAAACAATACCATGTGTACCTACTTTTGGATGCTTATAAACAAAATTATTTGGATATGTTATTTGAGTTCTATCTTCTCCAGGACCAAAATATTCTATATCTCCAACACCTGTAGCCTCCCTTGTAAATTCAGGATCAGCTTTAAATGTAACCTCACCCATATTTCTTAATGCAGGAAACCTTGAATAAACTTGATCTTCCATACTAAGAGTCTTACCATCTTGTGCCATAGGTATCTCAGTAACTTCATCACCGGGGAATTGATAGTCTTGGCCTGGACGCATTATTTTCTTATTGCCTAAATTATCAACACCTAATAATGGACCCTTCCTTAAAGGTCTACCATCTCGTTCTTTCATAGTAATGTTGCCTGAAGGTATAACGTTAAAAGGATTATTTACATCTTGGCTATCACTTCTATATCCATCTGTAGAAAATACACCTGTCACATATGAAAATACTTCATTAGGTCCACCAGGCAAACCTCTACTCTCCTTATTGTTATACTTCTTTTCCATTATCTATATGATAAATTTAACTTAGTGTTATTTAACTTCAATAACATTTTTCTATTATTTGATAGAACTCTTCTTAGGATAATCTTATTATAATAGTGTCTGAACTTTTTACGTTGGCCTTGCGCTTTATTGTAGTTTAAGTTAGCAGAATTAAGATCTCTAATATAACCATTACATTGAGTCATTAGTATTTCTTGTTCTGCATTTGTAAATTCACCTCTGTCATTAGTAACATCCCAAAATTGATTAAATCTATATTTCTGTTCTACCTTAGAATATAATATATCTATATCATTACTATTTATAATAGGATAAGTTAATCCAGCTAAAGGATTTCCTACAGGATCTAAATTTAACTTTAATAATCCAGATACTTGCTCTGTATTATATATAATTGATTCATCAAAGTTAAAATCTAAATCATGCCATCTATCATCACTACAGCCATTAAATAAATCTCCTTTATAAACATAGCTTTCTAATTGGTATTCAAGACTTCTAACTGTAAATACATTTTGACCTGTACTTTCTATAAGCTCTACTTCCCATGGATAATCTACATTATAATAGTTTGCAAATAAATCACATCTATAATTATGTCTCCAGATGCCTCCTATTTTAAAATTAGCAGGTTCTTCTTGTAGTGCATTGAAAGTACAACGTGCTGGATCTGGATTTACATAAGTTAGATCTCCATTTGGTCCAGCAAGATAAACATTATCACAAGTACCAGATTGAGTAACTATTGAATCTGGATCAGGACCTGGTGGACAAATGCATTCAACCTTTCTACAAATTGGAGGTATTTCATCATCTATACAATCTCCAGTTGGCAATGTAAAATTTTGTTCAACTTGATTCCAGTATACTAAAGTATAACCTTCTGGACAATCGCATCCTGAAACAAGAGGTGAAGTTTCAATTTCAACACATTGGAGTTCTCCTGTACAATTTGATAAAACACCTCCATTAGGACAATCGCATCCCACTGTCTCTCCTACCTGAAAGAATCCATTATCAATAGTATTCTCTGTAGAAAATACTATAACAGGTTCTAATTCAGCAACTGTTGTCATATTTGCTAATTCAAGAGGTGTAGCATCATAAATTTCTGCAGCAAATGAAGCAATACTTGCCTGGTTATATCCTTCAAGTGTAATAATATTTACACCTGCATTAAGGGCAATTGGAATTACGTGCCAATTATAAAAATTTCTACCATCATTACCATCCAAGTGAACTATTATGGTGCCATTTATAGTAAACCTTACTTGATTATCTGCAGCTATACCCACACAATATGTCTTTGTTGCAGGAAGTTCAATACACTGTGTAAATCCAATCCATTCTCCACAAGGTGGAGCGAAGCAACCATTACCATCATTCGGAAGACCTGTCCATACACCACCAGCATTTAATCTTCCTCCTGCACCACTCCATAATGGATTATTGTATGGATTAACAGGTACTATTGGCGGAGACTGGAAATTATCAAATTCATACGTAGTGCCATTTGAATATTGCAATTCATAAGTATTATTTGTTCCAAAACTTGAACCAAATGCCTCAACTGGTAAATTTAAAGATGACTCTGATATAACATCTGTATAAAATCTAGCTCCAAATTTACCATATTCAGCAGAAGGAGTTGCTGCTACTACTTCTTCTGATCCAGCGCAATTAATATCAAATATTACAATATTTTCACATTCTCCACTTATTGGATTAAACGTAAATCCATCAGGACATCCTTCTCCTACAGTAGGAATCTCATCTACAGAAACTACTGCATTTACAGTTTCATCAATCAATCGTTCACAATTTCCTGTAACTGAATTATATACAAAATTTGGAGGACATTGTGGATCATCTGTAATACCTGTCTTTGTTGTAAGGAAATGATTTATACTAGATAAACAGAGTTCTGGATGCCAATCATGGAATGATATCCAAGCTTCAACTTTAGGATCATAACTCACAGTCCATGAACAATCATCAAAATATAAAGGATCTCCTATGTCAATGCATGTTTTTACTGGTGTTGGTGGCGGTACATCTGATCCACAACCCTTTTCTGCAGCATCAAAGCAACCTTGTTGATCTGATGCATCAAAAGTAGTTATACCATTTGCAAAGCCACCCACAAGAGTATTACAATCCGGACACACGTACATTAAAGTGGTTTTAAAAACACTTTTAGCAGGTATGCTGTGACTATCATTAGGATTTGAAATATTATCTAGAATTACAAAGCAATCTTCTTCAGTATCAAATATAACTTGACCTAGCCATTCTTCTTTTAATTCAAAATCTTTCTTACATACATACATTATATCATCTGTAATATCATATGTAATTTGACACCCAACTCCTATAACTGTATTATCTGCAAGTTCACTAAATTCTAATTCTGGAAATTGTCTAATTAAATTAGATGGTAAATATTTATTAAACCACCATTTCATTCCATTATTTGAAATAGCATTTAAACCCTGACCTTTCTGTTGAAACACTTTACCTTGAGCCTGTGATATAAAGAAGAAACCATAAGGTGTATTAATAACACCCCTCTGACTTTCACATGAGCCATATTCATTTGATATATCAGAATTAACTAAATTTTGAAAAGGTTGGCTAAATAAACCACCATCTCCAATAGTTATTTTTGTATTGTAATCTGTTGTTTCTAATGTATCAATTCCTTGAAACATTTGAGGAGATTGATATGGAAAAAATATAATAGCGCCATTCTTATTTATAGGTTTAATTACATTAACTGGATTTTTAAAATCTCTATAATTGTTAACCAAAAATACACGCCAAAAATCTTTCTTTGCTTCCTTCTGAGATTGTAATGAATATATTAATCTTTTAGGATAATGTGAAAAACACGTCTCGGCTATTTGAGGATTGTAATCTCTGGGCTGAACATTTCCAGCACCCTTTGTAAGATTTGTAAGAAATCTACTTGCGCTTAATGAATAATCATATTTATAAACATTATCTTCCTTTACTATTTCAGCATGAAACATTTCATCATATGCTTGATATCTAAAATTATCATAATGCCTTCCCTGTGGAGTATTATCCCAATCTCTATTTGCAAGGTTTATTTCAGATTCAACAAAGAAGTCTAATACACCATTACAATGGGTGTACATAGCGCCCACTTTCATTGCAAATAAACTATTTCCATCATCGTCATTTCCCAATACTGAATCTAATCCAGTTACGCAATTGTTTTCACCTCTATCTAAATAAAATAGATCATTAGGAAGAAGATTCTGCATAGCACCGCCAGTACCTAATATTCCCTGTCCAATAATATTTAAAAGATTAGCCCATTTTGAAGTATCAAATTTTCTTGTGTCCATCCAATACCTTGGATATGGTATATTAATTCTTTGTAGGTAGTTGTATGGAAATTGATCTGGTTGCCCTAAAAGAAAATCACTAAATATGGGCATTATAACTTTTTCACTATATCTACCAACATATGTATCACCTGTAAATATAGGACCTGTTGAATATAAGGCTCTTTCTGGTCTTTCTAAATCAATTTCATAAATACAATCATTCATTACAACTTGCTTTATCCCATCAAGTTGTCCATATTGATTTTCAAAATTAAATTTTAAAGCTCCATACAATGCAGAAATAGGCTTGTACTGCTTACCTTCTGGATTAGCCATCCAACCTGGATCTGCATTTCCTTGACTATCTCCCCCTATAACATACCTAGATCTATCTGCTGGTGCACCCAATCCATTAGGACCGTTAGGTATTGGCAAATCAATATGAGATTGAATTGCTACAGTATCTGGTCTAAATAAATTATTTATTTTAAATTGATTTGCCAAAGTATTATTTGCGGCATTTATTGAATTAGGATTAAAATTTTGAAATACATTTCCTATATAATTTGATAAATTGTTTCTAGCTCTAAATGTAGTGCCTTCTCTAGTTTTATGGTAATTAGCAAAAAGACCTGCAGAATTATGTTTATATGCAAAATCTTCAGGTGATACAAGATTGTATAATAAATCTATAACTTTTTGAGCCCCAATAGCAATTTGAGCTCCTGAATTTATAAAACCTAGTAGTGCTTTAAATATAATATTTAGTCCTGAAGTATCTGAATCTTTTACATATTTTGTTTGTATATCTCCAGAGACCATTCCAGGAGAAACTATTGCTGCTTGTGCAATACCAAACACTTTTTGAGCCCCATCTGAAGTGGCTCCACCAGCTCCAAATAAATCTGTAAGTTTAGTTGCTTCCTGCAAAGCAATTTGAAAGCCGCTATTTGCTCCTGAGTTAGCGCCTTGAGCAGCGGCAGCAGCGGCAGCGTATGAATTGTATCCAAGGAAATTTGAACCAGAAGAACCAAATCCTCCCATAACCCAAGCAGGCAGATATGGTGCTCCAGCATTTTCAGCACTTTCCACAACAGTTTCTTGTGTTCCTTGCAATTGATTAATAGCATATCCTGTCCCAAGAATACCAGCTATAAGAGCACCTGCATTTCTAAGTAGTTTGTTCTGAGGATGCTTTTCTGATTTTATAAAATGCCCTTCACTAACTCCAGAAACAGCTCCATATATTCTAATCTCATAAGGATTTAAAAATGGTTTTCTAAACATTAACTCCGGAGAATGAAATGTAAATACATCTCTTCTAAATCCAGTTAGAGGAGGAAACTTAGTTAAAGAAGCCTTATTATTAGTTGGCCCATAAAGACCATCTGCACATCCATCTGTTCTAGGTAAGGGATCTACAGCAAAAAGATTATAGCCAGGGCCACTGCCTCCAAAGTTACCACTTTGATTAGCTCTACTTCCATCATAATGATAAACATCATCTCTTAAATCATTATATGGAAAATTTGGGTATAGTCCTTTTGTAGGTCCGAGTGTGTTTCCATCTTGATCAGGTATCTCATACTCTCTCATATTTCTAAATAGACCTTTTGCTAAAATAGATTTAGCTCCTTCTCTAGATCCTCTTAAAATTTCATACCCTGCTATATTTTCAATATAGGTTCCATCATTATATCTAGGTCTGGTTATATCTGAAAACTCAACGCCCAGCAATCTTATTGTACTTCCATTTCCAGCTGATAAATGCAAAGAAGGATGGGTTTCTTCTGTTGGCATCTTATGATGTCTTATCTCTTTACCACACAAATCAAAATTTGGATTAGAAGTATCTCCAATATTTACTCCAGTTATAGGATCAACATAAGATGAGTCCCATATTTCTGGCTTAGTTGCAGGATATTTTTCTGTTGATTGCCAATAGGCCATCGTACCTCTTTGAATAATTGTTCCTCCATTACCTGTTGGAGTACCAGGTCCACCTTGAGCCTGCGTAGCTTCTGCTGTATTAAAAATCTGAAAATTATATTCAGGGTCACCTAAGCTTATTCCAGGTGCAGTTCCTATATCTCCACCACTTGACATTGATTGCTGAAATTGATTTTTTGCTGATGCAGAAGGTGGTCTACCAGGAATATGATATGATGATGATTTTTCACCAGTATTATATATCCATCTTATAAAAAATGAATACACCTCATCTCTCATAAACTGCGTTTCATTTCCTCCTTTAAAATAATAATTTGCATCATATTCTGCAACAACCCAATTAGTTGTAATTTTATTAGCCAAAGGTTGATAGTTAAAATCAAATTGTTCTGTTGGTCCTTGTCTTATTAACCAATCATTAACAACATACATTGATTCTGATTTTTCATATGCAGGACTTCTTGAAAATAAAAGCTCTACACCTATAGCCGTTAATGCAGGATCTATAAAATCAATTGATATATTAAATTGCTCTGTACTATAAATGCCAATTTTTCTTGCATCTTTTTGGCCTTGATTATCTGAAAGAATAACTAATTCATAATACTCAAAATTTTTGTCTAAATTACTTATTTCAATATCTAAAGAACCTCCATTAATGTCATGTGAAAATAATGCTTGTATATTTGATACACCTATATAATCTGTTACTTTTTGTTCATTTACTGTATATGCTATATATGCTCTATAGGATCCATTTCTTAATTGTCCACCATCTTTAGCTTTTGTGAGTTTTACACAAGGCACATCCATTAAAGGAGCCAATCTTATTTTTTCACAATTCAATACACTTGTATCCTCATATAAGATGCAATCTGCCCCTGGTGCAGAAACCACTTCTTGTATGTAAGGTATATCATCAATGTTTAAAGTTCTTGATGGATTATTACCATCATCCCAATATATTTGCCATGTGCAATCATAATTTTCTTTAGATGCCCCGGTAATTAAATACTTTCTATTAAAGTTTAAACAAGGATCATTAACAAGAAGATCATATTCACATTTGCTATCATCAAATAAACCTATTTCAGAACTAGTATCATCTGTTGAAAATATAACCCATTGATCTCCGTATCTATGTATAGCACCTATTATAGTATATGGAACTTTAGCGCATTCTATATTAGCAGGCTCATTTCCTATTATACCTATATCTCCATCTACAGAATTATTTGCAGCATTTCTAGCATGGCCCCATTGTTCTTTTGGGACAAGTCCAGAATAAATATCTTTCTGCATTCCCTTAGAAAAACTGTTTGTTTCAACTTGGGATCCAGAATTTGAAGGCGGATTACTTTTCTTTTTTTTTGCCATTTTTAAGAAAGATTATAACTAGGGTTTCCAGCTGGAGGATGACTTAAAAACATATTATAATAATTATGATGTTGAGCTCGTCTGTTTAAGTTCCATAGTTTACGCATCTCTGCAAAATCTGGTGTATTAACAAAGCTCAATGCATTGTTTCTAGCTGCTCTTAACTTTTGTGTAATAAGACCTAATTGTTGAGAAACATTTTCTCCAGCAAAAAGCATGTTTTCAAGTAGCCTTTCCTTTAATGCATACTCATAATATTCATTACAATAAGGATGATCTAAAACTAAAAGATTACCATTATGATCTTCCATTGCTCCTTGATAGCTAAGATAAACTTTACCTGTAGTAAAGCTTGTAAGTAAGAAACCATCTTTTATTTCAGCAATATCTGAAGCTTGTAATCCAACATCCACGCAAGTATCACATACTTTATTATTAACATTTTGAATCCTTAAAGATGCAAATGCTGTAAATGTTCTCCACTTAGCTGGAGCTATTCTTTGAACTAATTGATGTTCATTTTTACCATCACAAGTTTTAATCACACATACATCTCTACAAGTAGGATCTTCACAAGGGCCAGACTCACCTGGAGCTGGAACATAAGGTACATCATTAAATGTTTCTACATGTGTTCCTGATGGAGGTCTATCTGCAATAGTATATTCACCACATCTAAACGCATAATTTAAAAAATTAAAATCTTGAGGTAGTTTAACTTTTCCATGCTCTACATCTAAAACTACTTCATGAGTTCTATGAATCTTCAATCCAAGATCATAATTAACTCTAGTTGCAACCTTAATTAAAGGTGCTGGATCAATCATATTTTCAAGTGCATAGTTTGCAAAGTCAACAGTTACATCTTCATATAATGATTCAAAGGTTCTATATTTATGTGATAGGCTCATATCTTATCTATTTATATCTACTTTATTATCTCCATCTACAACTGGAATTTGAACTGTCATCATCATTGCTTGGACTACCTGAACTTCAATCTCAGCAAATAATGATTCAGGAATATTCATATCTTGCTCATATCTAGGAACACATTGTTCAGCTTTATCACAAAGCCATGCTCCTATATCATCATCAAAAACACCTTCAAGTCTAACTGCATCCCAATCAATATTTGGTAAATAGATATAACCATCTAAAAACCAAAAATACTTTGTATTGTTATATTTAAAAGAAGTTGTTTTAGTTATTGAAGTGAAAGTACCCGGTTGAGTTGCTTGAGCTTCTATGGAACTATCAATAGAACTTACCGTCCTAATTAATGGTCCCCAATAACCTTCTATCATTTCAGGAATTTTTTCTTTACTCCTTTTGACAGTACAATGGCTTTGTACTCCAGAACAGTGTGCTTCTACTTTATCTACATCAATCAACTCTATATATGGAAGACTTTTCCATACAGCATTAAACTTCATAAGTTTATTAGCAAAGTCTTGCCTTCGCATCAAAACTTGAGCATACTTTACTATTAGACTATACAAGTATCTATCTGTAACAAACGCATCTTGGACTTCAGCTTTTACCTGACCCCTTACTCTTGATATAGCTTCATTTATTTTTGTTGCCATTATTGTTTATTTTTCAAATTCATTATACGCATCTAATGATGCTTTGCTTGTAGTATCTTTATACAAATGTGAAATCTTATATTTGTTTTGTATTACTATATACTTAGTATAATCTTTTGGATATTCTTTAGCTACCGTTCTTTTAAATTCCCTAGTAGCTTGAAACTTCCATAATTCTCTATTTTTAAATTTATATTTTGCTGAAACATTTGTATAAAATATCTTACCTAAATTACCATCTGTTTCCCAATTATCATTTTGAAGCATTTTGCCATGTTTTGTAGAATCTGCATAATTGATATTTTGCTTTTTATATTTTGAAGGAGAACATGTTCCTATAAATAAATAACCTAATGAATTAGGTAGCTCAACACCATCTCTAAATTTAATTACACCATTCCACAATGCCTTGTTATATAATTTAATTATTTCCTTCAACTTACCATTGTCAATCTCTTCATATAAAGGGTATTTGGTTTTAAATTCCTTTATTGTTTTTTTATTTAACAGACCTAATTTTTTCTCTCTAAATCTAGGAGCATTAAGATCTGGTTTTTTAAAAGTATTATTCATGGTACTTATTTATAATTTACAAAAAAAACAGCACTTAAAAAAGTTAAACCTTGTATATTAATCTGCTGTATAAGTTAGTTCGCTTATATTTCCTTTAGTTGGAGATTGTAATTCTAATTTACCAGATCTCCTATTTCCAACAAATTTATTACTATAATGATAGTAATCTGTTTTACCAAGACTTGGTAGTGTTTTATGTATAAAGCCTGCTGTTTCAGCAGTTGTCATATATTCTATTTTACGTTCTGTATGAAAATGTCCTGTAAACAAAGTTCTATGAACAGTTTTACCCCATTCATTAGGAAATTCTGTAGCATAAATTAAAGGTGTATTTTTACTTTTTTTATCACCGTGTTCAAAACCATTAAAGTTTTTATGCCATACATGAACTTTTCTTTCTTCATATTTAACATCCCAAGTTATTTTATCAGAATCTATAGCTTTAGATAAAGCATGTACTAAATGAAATGAAGATAATCTATCATGATTACCTGGTATATAAACTATAGTTATATGTTTAACATAAGTTAATAAAAATGCAATAGCCCAAATCATTGCATCAAATGCTTGTATATAAGCTTCTGTAGCTGTACTACAGTTATCTACAGGTGTTCCACTTGTTGTTGTACCATGAAATGTATCCATGTTGATTAGATCGCCCCCTACAACAAAGAATAATTCTTCAATATTATATGCAGCTGTACCTCTTTTCATAAGGTTGATGATTGTATCTTCAAAGTCTTTATCTACTGTTTCATTTCCTTCTTTTCCAAAATGTATGTCTTGAAGAGACATTACTCCACAAACCTGTTCTCTATCCGGAGATATTGAATATCTTTTTGTTTTAGCTAAATCAGGTATTGTATATTTCTTTGGATGCCAATTTTCTAAAAGTTCTTTTAAGTGATCACTTTCAGTCTCTTTAATTTGAGTAACCAATGCTGATATACGCCAATGATCAGACATTTGTTTATTCCAATATTGAGAAAGCTTCCATTTGGTAGTATCAATATTTAAAATTGTAATTATTTCTTCAGCTGATTTTGCTTCATTTGTAGATCTTCCAGAAATTCTAGCTTCTCCTTTTTCTAGATCTACTGATATATCAGCATTAGTTCCATTATACTTTTTTCCTAAAATTTTCTTTTTATTTATCCACTCTTTTTGAATTTCTTTTTTTAATCTTAAAAATTCTGATTTAGATATGCCTAATTTTTTTGAACAATAATCAGCACTTTTTTTCCACCTAAATGTATCCTTAACTTTATTTTTAATATTTTTCATGGCACTAAATTAATAAATATTTTATGAATATACCAATAGCATTTAAAAAAGAAGCCCAGCGTTAACCAGGCTTCCAAACTTTAGCAATAAAAAACCAACAAATTATTGCCTCTGTTATAGTAATATTGTGATTAATATATCCATGCTATTGCAAGCATCTACAATATAATTCTAAAGGCAAGTCTTTTTTCTAACTGTCAATGAGTAGCATGATTTTGCTGCACATTCTGCACTAACTCTAAAGTCATATTCTGTATCTGGAGTTAATCCAATGACAGTCATAGCATTTGTTGGTGCTGGAATAGGAGATAATATAATCCAAGTTGAACTTGTTGATTCTTTATATTCAACATTATAGTTAATTGCATTAGCGCTTACATCCCAAGTAAGACCAACTGACATACTTGTTAAACTTATGAATGATAAATTAATAGGGCTTAAGCAAGCCGTCTCTTCTCCGTAATTGGTGCATTCGTTACATGGTGTACATCCTGGCATAACTCTTTTTTTTTTAAATATTTGTATTATTAAATTTGATATTATATAATTTTTATTAAGGGCATTCAATTAAAACCCATTGAGTACCATCCCAATATCTAGTTGGGCAATTTGCTGGATCCACTCTTTGCCAAGTATTGGTACTATCCATAATATTAACATTGCAGTCACAGGGGTTTACCCAATTAGTTCCATCAAATATTTGATATGTTTCTACACAAGAACAAGAGTTAGGAGCAGTATATAAACCTGGAACTGTCAAATTACAAGCGGGTTCAGCACCAAAGATAGCTGTTACATCAACAGGAAGTCCATCTGCGGGTAGTCCTGTTAATAGGCAATCTTGGGGACTTGATGTTATTGCAAAAGTTTGACCATTTACAATTAGATTTCCAGCAGCAGGTGCATTTGTATAAGTTACTTCAACTGTTACTGAATAAGTATTAGTTTCAGGATTGCATGGAAAACTCTCAACTATAGAAAGACTTGAAATAGCACAAGGTCCATTTATTGAGGGAACAATTACCTGAAGATTCCTGTTTGTTGAAAAAGTACATTCTGGAAAATTAGGACAACCAAAAATCATCAACGGATCATTAGGATCAAAAACATTAAATATATTTGGTTGTGAAAACGTTGGACCAACTGTTAGACTGTAAAGTTCGGAAGGATTTAAATTACAAGGCCCATTATAGCCCACATTAATAATACCAGAAGAAAAAACATGATTTTCTGGAATAGTTAAGACAGTATTTCCAACAGTCCATGCAAATTCTGATGCATTTACCTGTACAACAAACCAATGATTAACATTTGCAGGGAATGCACTATAAAATCTTATCTTTACGGTATTAACATCAGCCCAAGTTAAAGGTTGTCCTAAATCAGCTCCTTCTTTGTTTCCAAATAAAGTTATTGTAATCTTAAATTGATTATTTGGATAACCACAAGGAGCACCAAAGAAATCACTTAGTAAAGTACCACCACCTGTATTTCCATTAATAGGATCTGAACCAAACTCTCTTAATTCTGCTATACCAAAATCTACACCCCAAGCCATGTTGTAATTTTTTATTTATTTTATTAAGGACAAATTTCTATCCAAAGATCTCCTGGTTTAAATGTATTACTTCCCGGTATTCCGTTTACACCAAATCCATCAATAGTTCCATAGTTAGTATTAAAATCTGTTTGATCTGGTTCTGTATTTTGTATAAATACAGCTATACCTCTACCAAATAATCCATCTGTTCCATCTGTTCCGTTTGCTCCATTAGTTCCATCTGTACCATCAGTACCGTCTATACCATCATTTCCTGCTATCCCTTGTATCCCTTGAGGACCTTCTGGACCTACATTAGTACTAGGAATTACTACAGGGGGTGGACATCCACATTTATCGTCACAATTTGCCATAATTCATTTTTTTATTTAATTATTTAAAAAGCCCTAACTGCACGAACACTGTAGGCATTGGACTTATTGATGTTGGCCGAGGTTCCAAAGATGAAATTTAAGATGAACGCAGTTGTCGTATTGTACTCCGTGCTACTCCAATAGTAAGCTGTTGTTGAGAGTAAGGTATCTCCTCCTGCACGTAATGCTTTGTTGGTATTAAACCTGTTGTCATATAATAAATTTAACTCATCAATACTTGGTAAGTACCAACCTGCTCCTAAACTTGTAACATAAGTTTCAGCGTCACTAAGTGTCATTAAGTTAGTATTAAAATCACCATCTTCTGATCTGTCTGCACCGGTTAAAGTTCCTGTTGCTTGCCAGTTTGTAGTTAATTGTTCTGTTTTATTTACTATTAAGCCATGTTCTACACCAAGATTATCTTTCCACAAGTGATAAATAATTCCACCGTCAAAATCTTCTCCTAAGTAATGAGTAAAACCACCTGTTGCATAGCTCGGAATATTTAACACTCCACCCAATAAAGTTGATGCTCCTGAAGTACCAGTTGTAGTTAAACTTGTAACAGCCCCATTAGTTCCATCTGTACCGTTTGTTCCGTTTGTTCCATCAATACCGTTAGTGCCATCAGTTCCATTTATTCCATCAGTTCCATTTATTCCATCAGTTCCATTTATTCCATCTGTGCCATCTACACCATTTAATCCTGGAATAGTTATAGGTGGTGGACATGGGCATCCTTTATCATTGCAATTTGCCATTTTTTTATTTTTTATTAATTTGAAGATCTAAAGCAGTAAATGAACCTTGACCTAGCAACTGTATAGTTATATCGTCTACTAAAAAGTCTTGTGAAGCACTTAGAGTCTGTATACTATCAAGAACTATTGATTCCCTAACAATACCAAGGACAAGATCTGCAAAATCAATATTGAGTCTAGTATTAAAAGTGGTGCTAGTTAAATAAGTGAAATCAATACTTATGTGTGCAATTTCTTGACTTGTTGAGCTAAACAAATAGGATGTCTCATTAGTTATATCACCACCACCAATAGTTACATTTATAATATCAGTAATGCTATTTGTATTTTTTAATACAGCACCTTTAACCGAAAGCACATCTCCAACCTGATTTAAAGTGTTTGCTGGCATGGTATACGTCTTACTGCCCAATAATGATAATGTAAGGTTAATTGCACCCTCTCCAACAAAATCATTATGAAGAGAATTATCAGGACATATTGGAGGTGTTGAAAACACTATAGTATCTACAGGAACACTAGGACCTCCGGGTGATTCTTTATAATAAGTGACTGTATATGTTCTTGTTACACAACCTGAAGGTTCTTCTACAGAATCTTCAAATAATACAGATGCTCCGGAAAATGTTGCTATACAGCTTGTTTGAGAAGTTGCTAAAATAAGTTTTTTAATAACTTCATCCATTCTGTCTCCTATCTTAATATCAAATTCACAGATATCTGGACCAGGCCAAGATACGCAATTTGCCAAAGATATTTCTTCACATGTCTCTCCATCACAACAATCTGTATATGAACAAGGATTAGTTAATGCAGGATCTAAGCAACCGCATGGTTTATTTGAATTACATTTTGTACAATTACAAGCCATTTTTTTTTATTTTATTATTAAGGTGTACAAAGAATACATTCTGTATATGTACTATCTAAGTTAGCAATAAGTTCAAAAGGTCCAGCAGAACAGTTATCATTTATAGTAATACATTTAGAAGTTAAGGTGTCCCAACTTAATCTTCCACCACTTGCTGGATAAGTTGCTCCATTATTTGTTAATTTCATAATTGTACCATTGCCAATATTACCACATAAGTAACCTGGTATTCTAACATAATATACATCTCCATTAGCACAATCTCCTACCTCAAATATATTTGATGTAGGTATAGTTGCTGCTGGATATGCGTTAGCATCATCTTTTATTGCTCTTGTTAATGTTTCAGTAAATTGTGTATTAGTACCAAGACTTATTTCATTTATTATTTCAGAGCTATTTTCTTGATCTAACAAAGCAAGCATTCCTAAACCTGCATTATCAAATAATTGAGTTATTGTATTAGTAGGTGTAGTAGCGCCCGTGTAAGGCATCGTTGGAGCAAATCCTTGCAACATAAAACTTGTAACATCTACCGCTGTAGGAATTCCATATTTACTTGGTGGAATTAATTGTGCAGTATAAGCAGCCATCATTTGAAGTATGTTTGCAGCGTCAGCACCACCAGAATCATTTACAGTTAAAGGATATAATACTATGCTTAAACCTTCTATAATTTGATTTTGAGTAATGTTTAAATTTTGAGCCCATATGCTAGATTGTGTGCCGGTAAGCATATCTTTAAGCGCATCATAATCTTCTTTATATTCAAGAGTAGGTTGTGCTGTTAGACCACTACCATATCCAGCAGCTAAAGTTGAGTCATGATAAGCTCCTTCAGAACTATTAGAAAGAATCAACATCATTGCTGCATTTTTATATACAGGTACTCCTCCAGACCATGAAGTTGGTAACGCCTCTAATGCTTGCCAACTTAAATTAGCAGATTGAAGCCAACTTGCTCCATCATCAACAAAAGATTTAGGATAGCTTGCCCATCGTGGATCATCTGTTGGAATAAAGTAAACATTTCCTGAATATCCAAATTCAGCTATCCAATAATTAATTAACTCTGATATACCTAATTGAATTGACGTTCCTTGTGCAGCAGTATAACTATTAGCATTAATATATACATATAAATCTTGATCAATATATCTTAATTTAGTTTTAGAATTTTTATACTGAACTTGAATTACTGCAGTTGCTAATGAGCATGCTCCTGCTCCTGGAACAGAAGGTTGAAGTTGAATTTGAAAAGTATCTGCATAATCAGAACCACCACTTGGATTAATTGCTGTATAAATAAATTCATTAGTATTAGTGCCCTGAACTACTGTACCAAGAACTGGATTAGTAAAAATTGTCATTTCAGGTTCACCTGATCCTAGCACGTACGGTACTGTAACAGTAACTGAATCACCATCATGTCCACATAATACTTGAATTGGATCTGTTAATATAAAAGTTGGGCAAGTACAGCATTCAACTATAGTTCTTACAGATTGAGTTGCATTATCCCAACCAGCATAAATATATCTTGTTCCAACATTTGCAACCTCTCTTTTTCCAATATAAAACCAATAACTATCTGCAGAACCACCAAATACAGTATATGTAGAAGGACCGCAGTTTAAAAATTGTCTTGCAACTTCAATACCTGCAGGACAGCCTGTAGTTATAGAAGTAATAGCGCATTCAGCAGGACTTTGAATTGTTGTCCAAACTCCTGTTGCAAAATCATATCTTATAATTGAAGGGACGCTTACTATTGGTCCAGTACATGCTGTTTGTACTTGTATATAAACTGAACCGGATGTTTGCCCTGTTGCAATTATTCTTGAGCCATCTATACCAACATTTGAACCTATATAAGTTATTCCATTTACACTATATGATATTTCAGCACTTACAGGAGAAGGTTCTGTACCATAACTAACGGTTACTTCAACATCCCCTGGAGTACCTAAATAATCCATTACAGGATTTGATAATATAGGTGAATCACAAGGAACGGTTGCGCCAACATTTTCTGATTTAATTATTGCTGTATTAGGATCATACCAATATCTTGTTATAGCTGGACCATCATCATATAAGCCTAAATAAATATCTCCAGTAACTGGAACACTTGTTGAAGGTGTAGTTACTTCTAAATCAATACATGTAGCTCCAGGTATAGTTGTTGTTTGGGCTGGACACGTAACCATGCTGACTCCTTCTGTCTCAACGGATACTACAATAGAATATGTTTCTCCTGCAAGAGGTTTTGGAAAAGTATAACTTACTTGTCCTGATTGATTATTGAGTAACACATTGCCTATTACTACACCAGTAGTAATACTTGTTGCTGATATTCTATATGAAACTGTAGGTCCCAGTAGATTTACAAAACTTACACCAATACCAAGACTAGTTCCAGTAACGGTAACTGTAGGGCATGGGACAGTTAACGGGATGATAACTTGTTGTTTGTCTGCACATTGTGAAACACCATCTGTAACGCAAAATGGAATACTTAAACTTAATGATTGCAATCTATTTAAAGATGTAATATCAATATTAGCTCCTCCCGTTGCGCCAGTTAAATTAGAGACTGTAACAGCTTGATTTACAAAACTACCATTAGAATCAGTGATTGTAATTACAGTTGATCCACCACAATCTATAAAACCTTGCGGAAGTATAGTTCCTTGAAAATTTAAATTTACTTTATCTACAATACCAGTACCAGAACTATCTATAACATTATATGTAAAAATAAAACTTACACCATCACATTGAGTGGGTGCGTTAGCTTGTATGCTAGCAACAGCTGAATATAACTCATCTATCATCCTCCATTCATTTGAAACAGATTGAGCTAAATTCGCAGGAGAAGTATTCCATCCGGCTATATCCCCAATTGTTCCTGCAGTTGTTAACCTTTTATCTGTAGCACGTATTCCCTGAGCACTAATTGCTTCACCTACTTGCCCTGAACTACCTACTGATTCTAACGTCTTACAAAACTCTGTTTCAAGAGCTAAAAGTAAAGTAGATGAAGTAACCTCTTGACCTTTAAAAAGACAAGATGATACTATCTTCATATCTATTGTATCAAGTGAATTACATGGTAAAACGCAAGCTTCAAGTGTTGCAAGTCTAATATTAATACTATTAATAGCAATGTTAGTTCTCCCTATCGCATCTTCCATATTGCAAATTGCCGTTCCAATTAAAAGCGCCCACTCTGCAAGTGGAAGTTCTGTAATTAAAGGACATGACTCACAAGATCTATATTGCAGGCAATCCGGTAAAGTTAAATCTGGAATGTTAGATTCTATTAAAGCTTGAGCACATACAAAATCTATTATAATTTGAATTGTTTCTTCTAATGTTTCTGGAGTAGATGCTCCTGCAGCCAATGTACATTTTAAATCTAAACCAGCAAGATCTGGATTACAATCACAAGCTGAGTCAATTATTTCACAAAGCTTTGTTGCTAATGCTGCTACTACATCACTAACTGAATCCCCATTGCATAATGCTATACATGCAATATCAGGACCTTGCCAAACTACACAGTTTGAAGAAATTGGACTACAAGGCGCTGTTGTATTAGTATTTGATGGTATCATAGTTTCTATATATAATTATTTTATTCTTTTTCTATACTGCACTCTTCACATTTCTTTATCTTTTCTAAGACCTGTGTTTCAAAATTTATAAGATGTATTAATCCATCTTTATCATTTGGTCTTGAATTAACCATTTGCAATCTTGCAAGAATAAAAACTTGTTCTAAATTTTTAAGAGTTAACTCTTCTGTGTTAGCTGTTTTTTCTAATGACATTTTTTATTTTTTTGGTTTATTTATATTATGCTGCAATTGTTTGTTTAGTTACCCATACTCCAACTTCTCTTTTTTGGTGTAAGAAATCCGCTCCTGCATTTGTTCCAAATCTCCATGAGCCATCTGTAGTAGGATCTCCTAAATAATACCATGCAGTAGTTTGTGTAATTTCAATATCACCCAATGCTTGTATTCTAGAAGCAGAAGATGGACTTGCATTTCCAACAGAAATTTTATCATTTATAAAAAGTAATCCGTCTTCTTTAAATGTCATACCCAATGTACCTATACTATTAATTGCAGTAAAAACATCATCTGATGCATTTGTATTTTTAATTGACACCTTAACTGGAAGACCAGCATTTGTTCCTATTTGTATTCTATCAGTTGAATTTACTAAATGAAATAGATTAGAATCTGTTCCTCCATACATCTTAACATTTCCTGCTGCGGTTCCTTCTATAACTGTACCTGCTAGAGTGCTTATGGTAACGTTTGCAGTTGTTGAGTCTATATGTAATCCATTGGGATCATTTGAACTAATGATATGTCCTTGAGCAAGAGTAGTATATAGGTTCATGGATTCAGTACCCGCAACTATTTTAATTTTAGATCTACCTAATAAACCTGTATTGCTAATTGAAAAAGCAGCTTCACCAACAAAGTTAGCTGCAAGTTCTATATTATCTGTCAGTGTGGCAACTACAGCAGCTGGTATAGTACCATTACCTCCATAAATACCATCTCCAGTAATAGCCGGTATATCAGATAATAAAGCAATAGTTCCTGTATTGTCAGGCAGTGTCCAAGTTTGATCTGAAGTTACTAACGCCTCTCTAGTTAAGATACCACTATTTCCATTACCGCTATCTCTTAGCAATAAATTATCGTTTGATGCAATTGTGCCATCAACATGCAACTTACCTAGTGAAGGTGCATTTCCAATACCTACGTTACCTCCTGGTGCATCTAAAAAAAGCATGAATGGATCACCCACTGAAGTAAATATTAAATCAAACCCGGCCATAGTTACAGTTCTATTACCAATTAAAGTTTGATCAATCACACCTAAACCTTGTCCACTAGCAACTAAAGGATCTGCAACTGTTCCCGCTCCCGTAATTGTAACAGCATCAACCGCTAATTTAATAATAGGGTTTACGGGATCTGAATTATCTGTATTTAAACCCGTAACAGAGTCAACTATACCTCCACCATACGTTGGAATATTTAATACTCCTGAAACTAGAGTTGATGCACCTGTTGTACCTACTGTAGTTAAACTTGTAAATAAAGGATCTGCAATTAGATTAGATTTCTTAATTGCTTTTGTTGTGTAGCCGGTTGAAGAAGCTCCATCAACAACTGCAATAACAATTATATCATTTGGTCCAGCAGAAAGAACTTGATTAGCTGAAAATATTTCACTATACTTAATACTCATTTTTTATAATTTTATTCAACTATTAATACATCATTTAATTCTGTTGAAATTAAAACACTAAGTTCTGTTTCAATTTCCACCTTTACTTCTGACACACATGAAGCTTTCTTTTCTTCCCAATTACAACACTGCTTTTTAATATATATAGCCTGAAGATCATAATAACAACAAGCTGTAAGACCAAATCTTTTGGATTTAAAGTCTTGATATGCTGCATTAGCAAATTCTGTCTCTAATTTTATTTTAGCCGCATTATCCACTACTTACTAAGATTTAACCTTGCCATATTTAATTTTTCTGTCAAAGGATCTGATTTAACATTTGCTTTGGTATTATAAACTGTTAAACATGTTTTATGAACAGTTTTATTATCTGCAGCTTTTGTCTTCTGACATCCGCATGTAAATCCTTTATTACAATGAGCACAATTCATATTATTAGTTTTTATAAGAACCTTGGGTTTTTTGATTTAGAACTAAAACTTGGTGTAGATACTACAATTTCTTCTTTCTTTTTTCTTTTAACAGGCGTTCCTATTCTTCCTTTAGCTGTTTTTGACGTTGTTGTTGTTGTTGTTGTTGGTCTTTTCTTTTTTGGTCCAGCTTTTATTTTACTTACCACTTTTTTGATTACACCATCTTTTTTTGGTCCACAACTTGACTTACCTTTACTTTTAAAATTGCCACTACAAGACTTAGCATTTTTACTATACTTTGTCTTCTTCATTGCCTTTTTCTTCCCTTTACCAGGTCCTCCAGGTCCTTTATTCCCATACATATCTACTACTGCCATTTTCTTTTTTTTTTAGCAATTACCGCTAGTTAAACATAATATTTTCTTTAAGCGTTTTGATGCATAGTTATACATTTCCATTCCTTTATTTGGTGAAATGCAATATTCTACTTCTGCTACAGCAGCATCAATTAAAAGTCTTATATAATTTACTTCATTAATTAATTTTTGTTTTTCTGAAGAAGGTTCGCAATCAGCTAAGTTTAATCCGCATATTACTTCATAATATGAATTTAAAATAGCTGTTGTTCTTAAATGATTATACTCCACAAATACTTTAGTATTTGGAGCTACACTATATCTTATAATATATATACCATCAGGAAGTTCTGTATTTGCAACATTGCAGCCTGTTAATTGTACACCTAATGCACAAGCAGTTAAATTTAAATTAAAATTTGGTTCCACGTCAATTAAAGCAGGCGCATTAAATCCAGGAACTGTAATTAATAATTCTGGACAATCTATAGGAAGTGATGAAGAATACTGACTGGTGTCCCTTACAGATAAGATTTCACATGAAGCAGTAGCAACTTCTAAACTTAAAACATGCTTTCCAGCCATAGTAAATAGATTTATATACTAATAATATACAAAAAAAAAGAGTAGAAAAAAAGAAAGGTGAGACATAATATCTCACCTTTTTTAATTTAAGTATAATTAGACTTTATTTTATAGTCCTGTTTCTACAAGAACAACATTACCAAGAGCTACAGCTTGAGCTGAAATTGCTGCCCATAATGCATCCATATTTGCAATACCTGCTGCATCCGCTGGATCAACAAAAATCTCATATAAGTATTGATCATTATCAAATACTCCACTTGGATTGTTAAATCTAGGAACACTATGTTGCAAGTAATATACCTGGTAGTTAATGCTTCTATCAACAGCTCCTTTAATTGGATCAAATCCTTCAATTTCTTGAATTCTTGAAGAATCTTTATTTCCTTGATTAAAAGGATTTTGCATGTATCTTTCAGTTAATAACAATTGTCTAAGAACTGTTTCACCTGAAGTTTGAGGCATTTGTCCTGGAGTAGTAGTTAAAACACCACAGTCATTACAAGGATTACCTGTTTCATCTAAAATAGATGCAATAATTTGAACAGGTTCTTTGTTGTAGTGATCTCTAGTATCAAAAGAACAATCTCCAAATTTAGTATCAACGTATGCTCCTATAACAGTTGCACAAGCACTAACTTCATCACCTACTGGATCAGTAGAAGGTGTATAAGTACCATCTAAAATTTCTGCAATAGTGTAAGTAGTAGGCGTTGCTGCCACTGTAACTACTATACCAGCAGTAGGTGATTCAGCAACAAAAGGCATGATTAATGGATCTGCTAATAGCATTTGCATTGAAGCAGCTAAAGCCATTGCTGGATCTAAATATTCTTGACCTGTTGCACAACAAAGTCCTGGAAGTGGCCCACCATTAGCAGCAGCATCTCCTGAACTATCACCAATTGCATAAGCATTGTGATTTAAGAAACGTAATGCAGGAGAACCTTTAACATCAATACGTACAAACATATTTGATCCACAAGGAGCGCAAGTAGAACCTACGCAAATTTCTGCAGTTGCTTGAGCTGGAGCTACAGGAGCTGCAACACCAAGTCTTGATACATATCTAAAGTTAATACCTTTAGATTTAATTGATTCTTGATATCCTCCATGTCCTGGATTGTTACCAATTGAATCAGCTGGGTGAAAGTTACCACCTACTAATAAAGCATGATGTCCCGCAGCTGAAATATCTGCTGGAGTATCTACTAAATAGGTTGTTCCATCTACAAGAGCCATCTGTCCTGCTGTAAAAGCAGAAGTAGCTGTAGTGTCAGCTGGAGCAGCACCTACCGCTAACCAGCTTTTACAAAATGAATGATTAAAATAAGCCATTTTTTTTAATTTTTAGTTATAAATAAAAGTTTGTGCTTCATTGCACATATATAATATAATAATAATATTATTATTATCCAAAAGTATTTCTGTTTTTTTTAATTAGATCTTTCTGCTGCTTGTTGAGCTGTTTGCATTTGAGTATAGTTATCTATATCTCCAGATATAATTGAAGCTGCTTCATCTAATATTAATTCTACAATATCATCTTTAAATTCAGACTCTACATCAACTGTAGAAATTAAACCTGTATAAGAATCTAATGTGCCTGTAACCTGAATATAAGTAGGTCTTCTATAATACGTTAAAATAGGATCTACAATATTAAATTCATCAGTATTATAAATCCTGATTTTATTTCCTAATATAGTACAGAATGTTTCAGCCCATTCAAAGTCAGGTCTTTTAAGAGGGTCTCTTAAAGTTAGTTCAACATTTGCTTCTTCAGATAAATAAACTTTAGCTTGTCTTTTTGGACAACATTCATCTTTGAAATATGCAGCAACTCTTTTAAATTCTAGATAATTATCAATAGGAAAATTAGTTGTTTCAAAATATTCTGTTGACTGAACTCCTGTTAATGGAAGTTCTTCTAATAATACTTGCATATCATCAATACGTCTTTTAGAATATTCATCACCTTCTTTATAAATGTTTCCACCATGAAGCTGTCTTCTGGACCATTCTACTGCGGCTTTATTGAAAGCTTCAGTTATTTGCCAAGTTTCAATATTATCATAGTCATTGCTGTCTAATTTATTAAGCCTTTGTTTGATTTTTATTTGAATTGTAGAATTATTCATTGTTTATGCATTCCAGTAAGGTTCAACTTTATTCATCAAAGATTTTAAAACTTCATCATTTTCAGCATTTGATAAGAATGTAACAACTTCACTTGGTACTTTACCTAATCTAATACCGCTATCTAAAGTTTCAATCCAACCTGTTGCTTTTATAAGTATGAATCTATAAAACATAGCATCTTTAACTAGAGCTCTAATTTTAAGATTCTTCATAGTATCACCAGCTGCTGCAATAAATTCTTCAGCCGCTCTTTTCTTATTAGACTCCGTTCCTTTTCCTTGAATATGTGAATCCATATTCTCATAAATAATGTCTAATTGAGTTGAAGCTGTATATTGAACGCTATCTGAGTCAATTACTTTAGCTACATACATTAGCTTACCATTATCCTTTGTATATAAACCTTCTAATTTTACTAGAGCCTTATTCTTAAGTTTGGTGTATTCTGTTCTTGTAGAAATAGTTTCTTGTGCTTGATCTAAATAAAACTTCTTAGGGTTGGCTGCTTTTTTAGCATCCTTTAAAGATTTAGATATCATTGAAAATCCTCCTGCATTGATAGCATATAATTTAATTAAATCATATGGATCTTTTGTAGGATCTAAATAAACAGGCTCATTGCCACATCTTAATTCTATTCTAGACCAAAATTTATCATTGTCAGGCTTTAAGAGAGTTACATGATTCCAAAAATCTTTATCTTCTGGATCAATTATATTTGCAGCAAGTTCAGCTTCAAGTTGAGCTACAGCTTTTCTAATTTCTTTAATTTTAATCTCTCTATCTCCTGGAGCTAATTTTTTAACTTCTGGAGCAAACTCATTTAGTCCGGTCACATATCTTTTAACACCATTCATTTCTAAACATGCTAAAGATTCTTGATGCCACACACCTTCATGTAAAGACATACCGTATGTTTCTAGACCCATATTTTCCCTATCATTATCTAGATAAGGGCGTATAGCCACGGTTTCTTTTTTACCTTGTTGATACTTTTCTACAATTGTGTAATCACTCATTTTTAATTGGTTTTTAAATTATTAATTATTATTTACTCAAAAGTACATAATTATGTACACTATTAATTAATATTTCTAATGTTAGTTTTTACACTAACAAAAGTTAATTGAGTATTCCTAATTAAGCTGTATATACTATTTTTACAAATCCTGCAGTATGGTATAAATCACCATCTATTAATCCTGCTGTTTTTGCAGCAGCATTGTCAAGATAATCTCTAATCAAAATATCTTTACCTACTCCTGTAGATGCAATCATTTTTGAAACATCTAGATTTGTAAACTCCGTTGTTTTTTTGCCTGAAGGCTTTGCTATTGGAAACGTTGACATAATTTTAAAATTTTAAAGTTAAAAAAAAGGGGAGGCGAACCTCCCCAGTTAATTTAGAATGATCCTCCAGTTACTGGGTTTCTCATTACAATTTTCAGAACCTTAGTTGGATCTTTCACCCAAATAGCTGGCATACATTGAGTCATATAAACTCTGTAACCATTGAATTGTCCAGTAGAAGCAAATCCTTGCGTTCTTCCCATATAATCCATTGTACCATTTTGGTAGAACCATTTAAGTTGATTATCCCAAGAAAGTTTCAACAAGTGAATGTTGTCATTTCCTTCATCAGTTACATCAAATATAATAAAGCTAAATGAGCTTAATGGTCTTCCATCAATTAATGGATTCTCAATATCATTTGTATGTAAGTTGTCAAATGCTGGGTTAAGTACAAACTTAACGTTAGCAAGGAAAGGAATAGTAAAGCTTGTATAAGCAAAACCATAATCTAAATCCATACCTGATCCAGTTACTGCACCAATATCAGAAGCATTTTGAACTAATCCAGAACCATATACTTCATCAGCAATAGCTTTGTTAATTAGTTGCATACCACCAATACCTGTTTGTACAATAAGTTGACGTTTTGGATCTGGACCTTTAAATTCAACTTTACCTTGGTAAAAGTTATATAATTCAGATTTAAACATATCAAGTGTAAAACTAGATTTGTTATATACTCTTTTAAATGAGTTGTCTAATTGAGACCAAAGACCAACTGATAATCTAATATCATCTGGACCATCTTGTCTAATTCTACCACCTTTACCCCACATAAGGTAAGTTTCAATATCATTAGCAATCTTGCTCAAGTGAGCTGCCTCCATGTTTGTAACAAAAGTTTTTGAAAGAGTTCCATTTTCAAATGCATCTCTAGCACCTGCTTTACCCATATTCCCTACTAATTCTTCAATAGAAGAAACAGATGGATTATTAGGATCTTGATCAAAATTTCTCCAGATCTCAGTTACCGGTACTGTACCATCAGCACTCATTCCACCTTTAAGCATTAAATCTGCTCTAGAAGAAATTGAATAATGTACGTGTGCTTCTGCTCCACCTACAAAGTTGTAGAATTCACGGAAACCAGAACCTGTTTCAATATCAGAGAAACGTTCTCCATATTCACCTCTAGCAGAACCTTTTCTAAAATACTTAGTTCCTGGAACCAAATACAAAGAAGCGTCTAAAGAAGCTGCATTGTTATTGTTTACTAATTGAACAGTGTAAATGAATCCATCACCTGCAGGGATAATATCTTCTGCTGTAATGTACATTTCAAGTCCATTATACTTATCATAAGTAATAATGTCACCATGTCCAAAAGTCCTTTTAGAAAGTTTAATTCTAAAAGTAGTACCATCTGCACCAAGATCATTTGCTGCTTCAAGGTTTGAAACTATAAACGGTAAATCTTGAGCAATTGGTGTTTGCCATTTGTACTCACCACGAGCGTTGTCTACCATGATTGTATTCTTTCCACCAAAAGAAGCCATTTGATATAAAGGCATTTCCACTTTTTGTGTCATTGCCCATAAATCAACAGGTCCCATATCCATAGGCTCAGAAGAACCGAGCATATTAGATAAGTGATAAGAATCAACATGAGAGCTTGCGTTGTACTGAGTGTCCCGCAAGAAAATTCCATTGTTTAATACTGGAGTTGCCATAATTGATTGTTTTTTGTTTGTTATTAATTTATATTATTTGATTATTAAATCCTTTTAAAAATACTATTAGGTCTGGATAACTTTTTTGAAGTTCTACCTTTTGACCTATTAGCTTCTTTCTCTGTTTCTTGCACACCTAGAGAACTTGAGGTTTTATTAGATTGTTCTGTCTTTAACTTTCTAACTGTTTTTGCAATATTAGCTTGAGCACCTTTCTCCATTATTTTACTTTTATATCCATTTGGATCTGAAAGTAACCATAATGCTTCAGTGATCAATGTGTAATTTGGTTCTTGAAATTGATATTTTTCTAATAAGTGTCCTAGTAGATTTGTGTTTTTACCACTAACTGATGGATACGCTGGTTGAACTAATCCATTATATAACATAGATTGAGTTCTTTTATCAACTTTTATATCACCTATCTTACCATCCTTTAATGTATTATATACATTTGACATATATTGTTTAGATGCATCAGCTTGTTGTTGTTGCTTTAATTGTTGTTCTTGTAATTTTTGACCAACAATTTTTTCTTGCATCTTATCTAATTTTGGTTTAAACTTAGATGCTTGACTTTCAAGCTTACCAAGATCTTTCCAAATTTCAATTTCTTCATTAATTTCTTCTGGTGTACCGTAGCCCGTAGAGCTTAAGTATTCCATTATAATTTGTTCTTGACCTCTTTCTGTAGTTGAATCAAGATCATATGTATCTTCTGCCTGACCTAATGTCTTAAAAAGACTTTTTAAATCTGTACCACCGTCTGCAACATATCTTGCTGCAACTTTTAATTCATTAGGAAGAGCATCAAAAAACTGTTTAGGAGTTTCACGTCTTACTTCAGCTCGTGCTTCTTCTATATTAGCTTCAATTAATTCTTCAAAGTCTTTTGCATTATAGTCTTCTAATGATTTTCCGTCATCATCAAATGCAAAGAGTTTTTCTTTTTTTACAAGTGAGCTTATTAGGTCATTCATTCCAGATATAGTTTTCCTACCTCTGGTTTCAGGTTTTTCTAAATCATCTTCTTCTTCATCTTCTCCTTCTATGCCTGCAATGATATCCTCTCCTTTAGTTTTAATCTCTTCATCTGTATGCTTAGTTTCAGCATCTGGTAAAGTAGAATCTTCTTCTTCTGATACCTCTTCTTTATCTATAGGTTGGTCAAAAGTCATATCAACAGGTGGTCTAATTGGATCCATCATGTTAGGCTTTGTATCTTCTGGTAAAGTTACATTGTCTCCGCTGGGCCCAAAGAGCTCATCAATATTAATTTCTTCTTTTGTTACTGTTGTATCCACGCTATTAGTTTCACTCATTTTTGTTGGTTTAATTGTTTGTAATGAACTTATACATATAATATAAGTCATTCTTTTTATATAAACTTATATTATTTGAAATAAAGTTTAAGTTTTTTACAGTTATATAGCTAACGTTATTTTATGTATATATATTTTAAGTTTATTGTTTGCATGCTATACGTTAATAAAATCTTCAATTTTAAGAACATATAAGAGTGGTGCTGACCATTCAGAGTCAGGGCATCCTGCACAACTATATGGAGGTATTGAAACAGTTTCACCAACAACAAAAGTTTGAGAATTTACAAGTTGTACATTTACTGCAATTAAACCACTTACAATTTGTACATTTACATCAGCTGTAGCACCACTCGTTAAACCAGTCATAGTTTGACCAGTAGTTATACCAGTTCCAATAGTTGTACCAGCAGTAGTCCATGGTGATGGTGGTAATGGTGGTATTTGGGCTTGACCTAAATTTCCAGTAGGTATCTCTCCAGAAAAAACTGGATCTACAAGTTTAAATACAACTTTTAAAGCTCCGGCTGTATGATATATATCACCTTTACTTAACCCTGCTACCTTTGCAGCAGCATTAGTTGTATAAGCTTTAGTTAATATATCTTTACCGACTGATTCTGAAGCAATTATTTTAGAAGCGCTTAAATTTGTAAATTCAGTTGTTTTATTTAAAGATGTTCTCATATTTTATTATTTTTTATTATTTTTTTTTATACCGGACCACCGTCCCCAATAATCCACCCAAAACTAATCATATTCGCTCTTGCTGTTGCTGGAGCACCTGCAGAATATTTTGCATCACATGCAGTAAATTGTATACCAGTTGTTCCTGGTACTACATAAGCGTTCCAACCTACTAATAGTAAATCATAGTTTGCAGTTGAAAATGAACATGACGCATAAAACATTTTATTAGCACTACCTCCAGCTCCAGGAACAAGCATACCTGAAATATCCCAGTTACTTAGGTCTTGGTCAAATGGAGAAGTAGCAAACATAAATCGCATATTAGTAACATTACTCACATCCCAATCACTGACATCTTGATTAAATGAGGTACTTTGAAACATAG